TCTTGATTTGCTTTAAGGATAGATTCGCAAATTGTATGAGTTCTAGACATTTTATCAGAATTATTTAGAGCTATAGTCAATAGCTCTATAATTAGATCCTTCTGTTCTCCAGTATAAAGATCTTGTTCTTTTCCTTCTATAATCAAAGGAGTTCCGACCTTTGCTTTATATGATTCAAGAATAATTTGCTGAGACAGCATTTTTCCTTTTACTGTATTTAATTCTTTATGCAATGATTTTATCTCATTTTCATATTCAGATTCTAGGCTATCATAAAATTTTTTATCTTCAGCTCTAGCTTGTTTTTCTTTTGCTAGTTCATCTTCCAGATATTTAATATATTCTTCTGGAGTAAGTCCTTCATAATATTCCAAAGGAAGTACCTCCTTTCTAAAAATAAAGTATATTAAATAGATGTATGTATCTATATAAAGATAAACAATCCTGAATGGGCCCAAACAGGCCCATTCAGAACATTAACAAATTACATGTAGATGTGATAGATAATATCAATACCCTTGCTCACATCAATAAGAGATTCGTTCGGAATATTGAGCTTTGTTACCGGACGAATTTCCTTGAAGTATACATATCCATTCTCTTCGACAGGATATGCGGAGCAGAGAGAAATCGTATTAATACGAGCTTCATCAATACCTACAGTTGCAATAAAGTAGTCACGAATATCCTGCTTAGTAATCTTAAGGTTAATCTCAACATAAGACTCAGCGGAATCTACTTTATTATCAGTATAGATAGTGCTAGTAACAGCTGTAGAATCAGCATACTGCTGAATGAACTTAGGCTCGGAATCAAATCTCTTGAAGTAGTATGCATAACGATCGCCTACCTTGGTGCGTCCGAAGTAAGTTTCTCTCAGTTCGTCAGAAAGATCAGTATTAGTCAACTGATATCTGAATGGAATAAGATTCTCTGGAGCAATCCACTTCTTATAATCTACAGGATAAACCTGAGAGTTCTGGTCTCCACATCCATCAATACCTACACAGAAAAGAAGAATCTTATGATTATCTTTAGTTGCTACAGTACCAATAGACTCTGAAGGAGCAGTATCAGCAGCAGGGGTATACATAGCATCAGCACCCGTTCTAAATACAGAGTTGTAGGAAGGGGTAACCTCAGGATTTGTTACATCAAAAAGTTTTCTGGCAATAAGACCAGATCCAGGAATGATGACTTTGTTTCTAAGTCCTTTGAAAATATATTCACCCGTCTCGGGGTTTCTAATATCGATCGAAGTTTTAAACGTTGTATATTCGACCTGATCTCTAGTATCGAGACCATCATAGAAAGCCATTAGTTTATTACTCATAATAGCGTGTAATCCTCCTTGATCGCTCAGTTTCAATTATATATATGTTTAATCTGGCAAATCTTTAGATGTGATAATGGTGAGCGCATCGATGAGTGCTTCCTCGGTAAGTATCTCTTCCGTAGAAGCATTTTCGGTGTCCATTTTATCTGTAAGTTGAGATTTATCAAGAGATACTCCACTTGCATATATTGCAGCAGCTTCCTCTGTAACAACCTTTGTATCATCATTATCAGGGAATACAACACTAGAAATATATACAGATGCATCAGAATCTCCAGTCTTATCGGCAACGATGATTCTATCCATATCATCTCCAGATACATATGTCATATATGGATCCTTGAGAGCCTCTACCATTCCTTCCTCATATACCCACACTCTATCATGAATTCCTAAACCTTCTTTAGGATTAATAGAGATAAGGTTATTAAGAGTATCAGACATGGAAATGGCTTCATAATACATTGTAGTCATATCATTATCTGCAAAAGTATCATTAAGAGCTATGATAGTTTTCATGATGGTCTTAACAATAAGCGATACAGCATCCTCTTTACCAAATAGCTCATCTCGATAATATTTTTCTGCAAACGTATAGATATCGAAATAGATTCTTTCAATTAACGCCACTCTGTCCTCAGGATTATTTGTAACTTTAAGTTCAGATAAACGCTCCACTAAATCAACTCTCTCTTCCTTATCGAAAAGTCTTGTAAAGTCAATCTTATCAATCAATTTGATAGCTGCTTCAAGCTTATCATCGATAGTATAAATTGTGTTGATTCCAAGAAAGTCTACTTTATAAGATTTATAGAAATTGATAATAGATACGATATACTGCTTTGCGGCATCTGCACTCATTGCAGGGATATTCGAGAACAATGCTTGGAACTCGGTCGTATCAATAAACTCCTCAAGAGCATACACAATGCTATCAATAACAGTTGCAATATACTGCTCTCTTGCTGTTTCATCTTCAAAATTGTCAATTTCTCCAAGAATACCATAAAGATCCAAATCTCTATGATGGAGGAATTCGGTATAAGTGATATACTCTTTTGTCTCTCCATCGATAGTTAGAGTCTCTTTATAATATTCTCCAGTTTCAGGATTCTTATAGTAATCGAAAGTCAACTCAACGATCATAAGAGAATCATAAAGCTGCTTATAGATATCATATATTTCTTTATTATCTGCATTAAGCATTCCTTGAACTAATTCATCTCTTACTTCGAGATTATTGACATACATGTTCATCATTTCCTTAAAACTAGGAATTGATACATTAGGCATGTTATACTTATCAATTAGCCCAAGAGCAGCATCTTTTTCCGCTTGCATAAGTTTCGAATTTGTAACGGCTTCTGCAAGTTTAGCAAGATCTGCCTTAAAATTAAAACCATTAACGTAAAGTACATTAGATGCATCTGTTTCAACAATCTGGTCTACGAATCCATTGTATTTATACGTTAATGCAGTAAGTAATGTAAACAAATCTGCTACATTAAACGAACGCCCAGTTGCAATATAAGGAACTTGTACAGTTACCATACTTTCAAGAGCGACATTATCATATAGCACATTAAAGAAGTAGTTTTGTTGGATTGATGCCTTAGCTATATCTGTAACGCTATCGATAGACATGTATTTAGTTCTAGCAAGGTTAAACTCTTCTTTTAAAATTGAAGCAATGACTTCGTTATGAGCTCTTCCTCCATCCCAAGTAGGATCTTGAAGAGTGATCTCATCATAGTCGTAGTGGCTTGTTTGGTCTCTGATATAAGAATCAAGATCTTCATCAAGAGGAAGTTTGATGAACTTAAGTTCATATTCTTCTTCAAGATTTTCAGATCCATCTTCATTATAAGCATATTTATAGCTACCATCAAGCTCAGTCTGTCTATCTTTAAGCAAATAATACTTAAAGATTTTTACATTATCAAATCCAAAGATAGAGCAGATATCTACCATACACTTTGCTGTAGATTTATATTTTAGCAAAGTATGAAGATTCTTTACCATTGAAATTTGATATTTCAAAGGAATCTCGCCAAAGAATGGAATACCATTTGACTGGAAAATATATTGTACAGAACGAATGTCGAAGATTTCTTTTCTAGTAATAAATTCTTGAACTCTAGAAATGATATCAATCATTGTAATTAATACAATAAATATCGATATCATATTATCATAGTAATCAGAACTATATTTGAAGGCCTCTGAATAAATTGTTCTTAGTACATAGAATTTGTTTTCATCTATCTTATCGCGATACATCTGAGCAATTGCTTCAGATTCAACTTCAGGAACATAGAGCACGTCAAATCTATTAGCCCTTCTAGCCAAATAATAATCAATAGCTTTAGTTCCAAGATGCCTCATATATTCATACTTAGCGGGATCTTTTTCAATAATACTATCGATTATGCCATACTGTTCAAGAATAGCAATCTCATTAGCATCAAATGTATGAATAGGTCTAGGTATCGTATATTCTCCATTCTTATCCTGAGTATATAATTGAAGTTGAACACCATCTGGTGGAATCCAGTCTTCTATATAATCAGCTTCTCCAACAGGGGGAAGACCATGGAGCATTCTATAATAAGGGTTAAGCTCTTCATAACCCTCGATATATTCTTTTATAAGTGCATTTGTAATTAGAGTTCTTTTAGCTGAAGGAATTCTTGAAGGTTTCTCACGATACAATGTCATCGTACCATAATCAACAATACCTGCAGCATTAAATGCTGATGTCGAAATAGTTGGAAAGACTTCAATAACTGCCGTGCCTTCAATACACGACACGTATAAGTCTCCATTTTTCAAAGATTCAGCAGTCTCGCTATGATCTGCCCTATCCTTTAACTTTAAAACGGTATCTGCAGCTAATAATTTAGTGTAGTATACCATTTCATCGACATATGGGTTATCTGTATATATTTTATTTATTTTGAAAGACAATATACGTCACCCTCTTTCGATTTTATTTATTGATATGTGAAGTCAGTAAAAGTTACAGTTACCGAAGATTAAGAGTTCTATATTAATTGAATTCTGGTATTATAGGTTAACATTTTATTAATATATTCTATTTTTGGAGGAATGGTCATGCAAGATACTTATAACCCTCTTCCTGGTATAGAAACATATCAAGAAAATATGAACCCCTGCTTAACAAGCCCTAGTAGTACCTTTGATATAAGTTTTTATCAAACAAGAGAAAGCCTCTTAGATATTGATGTCTATAGAGTTTTCTTAAAGAACTGTGAAACGCGGTTTAGGCATTCACATACATATAAAAATTATAAAGGTTTCCTTATTGGACTTGGGATGGATAGATGCCAGGTGCATGGTTTTATCAGCGCGGATATGGAAGGCGTTGATCTGGAAATGCATCACTGCATCTTGACCCTTTTTGATATCTGTTTACTAATCACGGAACATCTATTAAATACGGTCGGTTATGTAACTACCTTCGACGTTGTGCAATTGCTGAAGGAAGAGCATAAAGCGAATAACATTGCTCTAGTAATGCTTTCAAAAACTCCACACCAAGTATATCATAATGATCCTACGCAGTTTTTCATTCACCCTAAGATGTGCTTTGGAAACTGGCCGGCTCTCATTGAAAAATACAGGTTGGGACTTACGCAAGACGTAGCATTTAAACTGCTTTATTATCTAAAGAAAGCAATTGAAGTTGGAGAAACTCAAGATAACGGACTACTCGATCTTCGAGAAAAAATTAAAGAATGGAGTGAATATTGTGGCAGAGCCTAATCATTATCTATTTATTACCTACATCATCATTATCGTAGGAGTTATTATGGCAATGGCCTTAGCGGCCTTGATCATACAGCTAGTACTAAATTATAAATACAGAAAAATCATGATTCAGCAAAGTGAACACAGACTGCATATTTCTGCGCAAATTGACAAGACAATACCGGAATTGCTCGAGTACATTATACAAGAAAGTTTTAGAGATTACGAGGCAACTACTTTAGTCCCTCTCAACGAAGATTATATTAACGAGGAACGTGAAAAAGAAATCAGAGCGGAATTAGTCAATATTGTCGGAGAAAGGATATCTCCTATAGCATTAGAGAAGATTGCTATTTTCTATAATGAAGGCAACATCGCTAAAGTTATCGCTGATAAAATCTACATCACGGTTATGACTTATGTAGTTGAACACAATTCCAAGTGGTCTGAGAAATAATGCTTAAAAAAAATAAAAGAGACGGCATAGCGTATAGCTATGCCGTCCTACTTATTTCGCAAAATAGCTTGTTGCAAGCATCTTATTTAGAGTCATAAGGATATTAGCATTATAGCTTATATCTAAATACTTCTTATCACTTTCGGATGCTACATCCATCTCTATCGTTTGATAGGTGGTAAAGCTTCTATTTAATCTATATCGGGATTGCGATACAAGCTCTCTATAATAACCTACATCAAGTTTAAGATTAATGTAATCACTATAGAACTTCGATAATATATCTATAGCTATTCCAACTCCTTCTAACTGTGCGCAATAAAAGATCTCTTTTAAAAAATCTAGCATATAGTTAGCATGAAGAGAAATAGCAGTCTCGCCTAATCCCTTTATATCCAAAATTTCTATTTTATTAATTGGATCAAAATCATAATACATATCAAGCATACCAAGTCTATAATAAGATCTATAAGAGCTCTCTAATCTAAACTTGACTCGATCTGTAATATCAAGCTTCATAGGTCTATCAGAAAGGACAACCATTGCATCGTTTCTAATAGCCAAAATATCATTATCATCGAGATTGTTAATCTCCATGAATACGCGTCTGGCACTTTCTATACCAGCTTTTCTTACTGCTTCAATATTTGTATTTTTTCCGATCATCTTACCAATAATTATATTTCTCTCATCTTTTGGACAATTGTATAAATATTGATAGAGGTCTTCGGTTATGGCATTAGCATCTCGTAAGACACTAATATTGGCTTTGGTCAAATCGTATTCGCGAATAGGGAAGTCTATAATGTATTGCAATGGCGATCTGTATACTACTTTTTTCCATACACTTTTACTCATAGACTTCACCATCCATCGGCACTAAAGTATGCCAGCGCATTATATCCTGTTCAATTGCATAAAGACCAGGAATTGACATATCTGATTCTTCTGCATACATAAAATCTTCTAATTCATTTACGACATAAGCATTATATCCATATCGTTGCTGAATTAGTTTTACAAGAGATTCAAGTATAGCATCTCGATAATCAGAATGATTAATTAAAATCTGCACCATAGTTTCAGGTGACATATAAGCTGGAATAATGATATTCATAAATTGACAAAATGCATCAGGGTTTTCCATGATGAATCCATGATATGAAATATCAAAAGAAGGACAATATACCATATCTCCTTCAAGCGACTCCTCCGGTAAATAGCCAGGCGATGGCACCAACATATTTAATGTAGGTACATCAGAATAATAGGAAGACAGGTTGTATACAACAACCTGTCTAATTCCTTTTTGTTCTAGCATTTCGGCAGGTATAATTCTGTGAGGTGTAAAGATAATCATACTCCCTCCAACGGATCGAATAAGAATTTCCCTTCGTTTTCTGCTATCATTTTCTTGACCATTTCAAAATATTCCACATAGTATTGATGCGTTCTCTCTTTTACAGCGGGATTAATCTCATATGCTAATTTTGCAATAGCAATATCATGAATAGGAAAACTAATGGGATGCTTCTCCATAAATGTCGGATAATCGATAAGATTCATATTGTAAAGTTTGGCCAAATCTATCGGCAAATATTGCTCTTCAATATATGGTTGAATCTTGTTACGAATTCCAAGTACAAGTCCATAATACTTATAAAGAAAATCTATAAGCATTTTTGGAAATTGCATATTTAGCTCATCTCTTCCAAACATGATTCCTATCGGAATTTGTCTGATAGCAGCTGCTACAATAATGGATACATAAACATCGGCCTCCTGAGAATTAAGATAATGCTCATAGATAGCTATCGATCTATTTATATCTCCATCCAGCTCTGCTTGGATAGCTTCAAATGGCGATAATAAAGCACCTGCAGTAATAATAGCAGGATGAGTCAAGAATTTCTGACTGGGTTCTTCGACAACATAAATTATCTTTCCACCAGTATATGTGAACTCCTCGAACTCATCCTCATTTATTACCCAAATACCCATCGGGTAATTTGCCATAACTAGTCTCCTTATTTCTTAGGAATACGAGTTGTTGTCTTCTTCTTAGGAGTTTCATCTCCATCAGAAGGTTTCTTTGTATTTCTTGTGCGAACGGGCTGCTTACGAGGAGCAGGCTCGTCCTCATCATAGAGATCTCCATACTTATCTGCAATTTCATCTACAGGATCGTCATCGATCTCTTCATCAGCAGATTCTACATAATCATCTGCAGCAGTTTCCTCTACAGTTTCATTTGTAGTTTCTTCTTCAGCGGACTCAGCTACTTCTTCCTTTACAGGTTCTTCTGTAGCCGCAACTGTAACTTTAATATTTACAGTATTATTTTCTTTGTCCTCTTTAACCTCATCTACAGAAACAAGCTTGACGTTCTGCTTAGGAGCCTTAATATTCTTCTTGGAAGAACCAGGCTTCTTAACATTAATCGCTGTTGCAACTTCTGCAGTCTCGACCCTATCCTTCATACCACCAGCAAGGATATCTTCGCCCTTAGTGATAGTAGCATTAAAGGTAGGGATGAATTTAGACTTGGTCTGATTACCAAATCGGTTTCCGCTGCGGTTCGGAGCAGGTACATTAATTACCTCTGCTTTAAGAACTCCAGCTTTCTGAGTTTCAGGAATAGGTCTCTTGATAACTTCCTCAGATTCGATTGAAGAAGTTAATACTTCCTTTCCTCTAGTAATAGTAACTTTCATTGTACTACCTCCTTTAATTACAATATTGTTTTCAATACTGTCATCTCTTAAATTACACGCTAAATATATTTTACCACATTTAGTGCATACTAGGTGATTAAATCCACAATCATAATCAATCTCGCCATCGCAAGTCTGGCCTGTTAATGGATCTACAAGTTTTGTACAGAAGAGCTTATTTCCATCGAGCTTGTAAATATATGGATAATCTAATAAGACAGGCGCATGTCCAAATCGAATACCCCAGTTCATAAAGAACTTTGTTCCAACATCTTCTACAACATACTGTCCTAAAATCTTATTTACAAGAATCTCAAATACATCTTCTGCGATCTCCCTGAACTCTGCTTTATTTTTTATAGGCAGAACTCGTTCCGCAAATCCTACCGTACCACATGGAGACGTATAAAACATCTTTGCTACATACGGCTTCAATAAGAATTGATTTTGGAATTCTAGCGGATTATCTTGCATACCAACTTTATCTACAGCTATCTTAACAAGAAATCTGTCATCTTCAGAAAAGCTATAAACAATTCGGTTCGTACCAGCAGAGAATCGTTTAAATCCTCTTGGTCTCATAATATCATCTATCATCTTATATTTCTTTTGAATATTTGATGATAATCTGATTGATGTTGCTATGGATCTCAATGCATCTACATCCTGTTGCGTAAGATAGAAATGCATAGGAGGAATCCATAAGTTATCAAACTCAAATTCAAGAGGACTTTGCTTCTTGACCTTTAAGATGTCTAATACATCTATTTTAGCCATAGTAATATCCTCCCTTCTTAAGGTTCATCGAGCGATCTTATAAAGGACTGACGTGCTAACTCTAATCGATCTCTCATAAAGTTAGGCGCTGTCACACTATACTGACCCGTATTAGGATCATATGAGAAACTTGATGCTACAGCTGGATCATGCCCAGGACTTACTGGTCGTCCATCAGGCATAACTCCATATCTGCCAGCAAATCGTTCAACTGCAGAGCGTTGAGCTCTGGTTCTGATACCATTTTTCTTAAGAAGATTCTCTCTAAAGGTATCTTTATTATAAGCTTGAGCCGTTCTCTTAAGACCTTGCTCATAGATTTCTCGGCTCATATCATGTGCTAATACAACTCCAGCTCCGTTATTTAAGAAATCCAACAAATCCATATTGTCAAATGCCCGTTCAGGAGCTCTCTCATATAGCTGGTTGCGATAATGAATCATATTAGCTTCATTGATAGCATTTCGTGTTTTCATATATTCAGCTTGATAACAGCATCTTTTATAATCTTCTCGCTTATATACATCAACATCGACTGCTTCCATAGCCGCTAAGACTTCATCTCCTCGAGTTACACTTACGGAGAGAAATCTCATAGGTTTCTTGTTATAAACTGGTTGTGATCGAGCATACTTATCATATCGATCAAACCTCTTTTCACATTCAGCGGCTTCTTCTTCAGTTCTACTCACATTTTTACTTACAATTCGAGAGATAGATTTGAATAGTTTCTCATCATCATCGAGCTGTTCATCATAAGTAGAATTATTGTAATTAGCCGCTTCAAGACGCTCTCTAGCGTCATCATCCATAGGTTGCATATATAATGGATTATTGAAGCCATATCCATAACCACTATATCCATAGCCCATATAAGGATTATAATAATCTCCAAATGCAGCTTGGTATCCAGGATTATATCCTCCAACAATATTTCTCGGTGGAGCGAATGTTGTAGGCTGATATATCATTTGTTGTCCACCCTGCATTAGCATCTCTTTCGGTGATGGGAAAGGCATACCTTGTGGCTGTTGCTGCTGAGGTTGTGCCACCGTCTGAGTTGTAATTACTGTAGGACTACTACCGTAATAGCCAGGCATATTTCCAAACCCTTGTGGGGTGTTGTTTAGCATGGCTTGTACAGTAGGACTGTTCATATTAAGCATTAGGTGTTTCTCCTTTACTTTCTTGATACTTCATAATTATATTATGTAATTATTTTGAAGTATCCTCTTCAACAAACTTGTCGATGATATGCTCAATAACTGTCATAAAGCTAAGTTCTTCAGCAGAACCTTCCATATTAACAGCACTGAATGCATACTTACAGTTCGTTCTAAGCATAACGTTATATCTAGTCGCTAAAGAGCGTCTATACATAATAATTTTTATAACGTGAGAAATTGCTAAAAATGCTTGAGAAACAAGTTCGATGTTAAATAACTCATCAGCAGTAGAATACTGATTATCCTTATTTACAATCTTGTAGTACATTTCTTTTAATCCAGAAAGCACGGTTCCGATAACTATGTCGATTCCAGCAGAATCGGTGATTTCTTTAAGACTATCATAAGCCTCGTCAATAGTTTCCTCGATTTTATCTGCAAGCTCGAGGTGATTAAGTTCTTTCTTTGCAGCCGATGAAATGAAAGGCTTTGCTTCAAGCTTGCGCTTAGGCGTTTCCGCAGGCTTTTCATTAGCTGTTACCTTATTCATTCCAAATACGAATGCTGCTCCTGGTCTGAGTCCTTGGTGTTTCATTGATTGTATCCTCCTTTAAAATCGTGGTGACTTCTCACCGTAGTTTTGTCTATACATCTAATATACTGGTGTAGCATAGATGCACGAATATTATAGAAAAAGGGACTTAAGCCCTCTAACTCCGTATTAGGTAAAATAATCCCATTTGCTACATATGCATGTACAGCTTCTCTAGTAGATTTATCTACCATGTCATTGCATCTGCATAGATAGCAAATATCTAACCCTAAAGATTCTGGAGCTACTTTATTAGCTCTAATAAAGTGAGCTCTTGCTTTATCCATTGTCATTTTACCATCCATTACATGACCACGCTGATGGTAAAATTCAATGCGTAAATTATTTTCAACGATTAGATTGAAAATATCAATGAACTTTTGTTGATTCATTACTGGTTGGCCACTACTAGAAATTAGTGTTCCATCAGGCTGTATTCTTTCAACCCAATTCTTAATCCAATCTCTTAGGCCATAAAGTGAAATCTTTGAATCCGAAAACAACCTGAATATTGCTCCAGGGTTCTCTTTGCGAAGTTTTAATGCTTCCACAACTCCTATAAAAATAGCTAAGATTTCTGAAGAGTTATTGGTAGCATCTAATTGAATTATTCTTCTATATCCAACGTCATGGATACCGACACTATCCTGACATGTGATAACGCAACCGCCACAGGCAATCTTTTTATCAATGTCTATAGAGGCGTCGCAAAATAAGTTAAAGATCATAGTTTACTACCTCTTTTTCGTTTAGTTAATTCATTGTTTCTACCTATATAATATATGACCAAAATGAAGATTAAGAAAAAAGGTGAGAGAGCGGTTTCCCGCTCTCTCTCTGTATCATTTTTAAAGGAGATATAAAAAATGACTACTTACAAAATCAGATTACGCTCTAACGAGGTTAACCTTGTTCTTGAGCTGATCAACAGCCTTCTTGGTCTTCTTAAGCTTCTTTGCATTCTTACCATCCTTCTTGCCGCACTTAGCCTCAAGAAGAGTATTCTCAACAAGCAACTTAACAGACTCAGCAGTGATAACAACAGCAACCTGCTCAGGCTCTACACCATTCTTAGCAGCGATGTCCTCAACGACATTTGTTGCATCGGGCTCACACTCTTCTGCAGTAGCAGGAGCAGCACCCTCTTCAGCATTTGCATTCTGCTCAGCAGCTGCCATCTCGCCCTCAGTTTCCTGAATAGCGATAACAGTCTCGAGCGAAACAAAGTACTTAGCAGTACCAACGGGAGCCTGAGCTGCATAAAGATTAACAGCCTCAGATACAACCGGAACACCACCATTAGTGGTCTTATCTTTCTCATCAACTTCTTCAACGTTATTAGTCAGATCTTCTTCGAGTTCCTCAATAACGTCCTTTACCTCTTCACTAACCTCGGGGTTAAGAAGATCAGCAGAAGCAGCTTCTACAAGCAACTTACGCGGATTGTTAAACAACATTTTGGAGTTCCTCCTTGATAAAATATTTTTTAGAATTGATCAATTCCACGTCATTCGGAATTTATTTATATGTTGTAGAGTTAAAATAATTAAAACGCCCATAATTGAAGGCATTTATAGCGTTTTAACCCATTTTTTCCAGTATCATAGCGAAAAATCACTTATTTTCACCATCTACAAGCTCTCTAATACGACCCTTTACAAGATCTACAATATCCTCCATCTTGGGAAGATTGTAGGCTCCAGATGGATCTACATAGATAAAGTGTTTAGCAAGAATGGTTTGAGCATCATCGCCATTATAAGTTTTAGTAGCTTCCTCAATATGCTCAAGAGTTTCTAACTGCTCTGGAAGCATATAAGGTTTGTAATGATTTACAAACTCTCTGTATTTTCCATATACAGCAGAAGTGGGGACAAATAAATAAGAGGCATGTACAAGCTGATGTACAGTCTCGGCCAAAGGAATAAGACCGACCATTAAATTATAATGCAGATACATTACTTCTTTAGCAACAAACTCTTCATCAAGAGGCTCATTATACGATATTCTTTTATTATAGACAATAAGCGCTATATCATACAAACTAAGCGGCTCATGATGAATTTCAATATGAATCTTCGTAGAATCGGCATTACTAAGATTTTTATAGAAAGCGCATCTATCCATATCGACATACTCTCTAAGATATTTAATCATAGCTTTGTATTCAAATGAAGTTCTAACACACATTTCAACAGCTTTTATATATTTCTGGAATGATTTATCATCATTCAGATCATAATCATAAAGGTTATACTCAGGAACCTCATGCATCTGTATGACTACAGGCGGATCTTCCATTTCATATACCTTATTTCCAACAACATTCGGATCTCTCAAATAACTCACCTACTTTCTATCATTATAGAAATGTTAAAAGAAGCAGATAGGAGTCAAAAGACTCCTATCTGAATGTTTATAATTATACTTCGTTATCCTTATTAGGAACGACTCTTTCAAAATCTTCCTCTTCGGTACCATCGGGAGCAATACCAGCAGCCTGCTCATATTCTTCATCAGTTACTTCAAAGGTCTCATCTACAATACCAAGATCTTCGTCCATAAAATTGAACGGATCTTCGATAAGAAGACGAGGATTCGTATAAAGATCGCAAAGTTCTTTTGTATTAAATCTAGAAATAGATCTAAACCAATCACCTACTGCTTGTGCATACATGCGGATTTCTGCCTGAGCATGCTTATCTTCTCTAAGATGCAAGAACATCAGGAAACTCTTTACCGTAAATGTCATATAGATCTTTCTGCACTGAACATTTCCTGGGAGGAATGCTCTAGCATCTTCTTTCAGAAGATGGTGTTCCTGACCAGCAACAACAGGATTCTGAAGCTGCTCATAAATCTTACATATTGCATCTCCAATTTCATCGAGAGTGAGATGCATGGGGCTAGATGCTCCAAATCTGATATTGTACTTATGAGTTGCATCATACTTATCAGGCTTAAACAATGCAGGTGAGCTAAAGCATCCCTTGCTATAGTCTACATATCTCTGAGACTCCTGAGTAATGCCATTTCTATGTCTTACAAGCTGATGAGTGCAAGTACGGCTCATATTCTTAAAAAGAATAGTAATAGATGCAAACTTAATCAGATCGAATGTTGTAATCTTTTCGGCGATCTCGGGTTCAATACTATAGAGATTCGTATACAGCTTCTTGATACTATCCATACCAATTACTTCAAAAAGTTCTGTATTTGCAGACTCGGGAAGAGATGCACTAAGCAGTTTGAAGTTTTCATCGGGCTCGAGATTCTGGAACAAATCTTTATCAAGAAGCTCGTATGCACAGATATCTTCAAATGCGGCAGAGTTTCCATACTGGTAAAGAAGTGCTGTAATTGCCTGAAGAACAGGATTATTTAGATCTTCAGCTTCTTTATAGAGATCTGTAAAGCCTCTATAAGATCCACCGATAATAAAATGCCAGTATGTACCGTCATTAGACATTACACTAAAAGTATTAAGATACTTTACAGTAGTAAGAAAATCTACAAATTCAGGTGCAAACTTTACAGCAACTTTAAGATATGCAACAAAGTTACTGTGCTCAAGAATAGACGTATGGCCAGTCTTAGATCTACGTCCTACATAATCTGCAATTCCTTGATAATCTTCAGGAATTGGCTTATCCCAACAGCATGCTGATGCGGTTGCACAGATTGGAATTGCGTTATTCATACCTACCAGGTATGCTTTGACTGCTCCAAATCCGATGGATTCTTCAGTCACTTTCTTCTTTCCGCCAACTTTAGTTCTGATTTTGGACATGGCGGTTTCTTTGGTAAACGGGTTGTTCATAGTTTTTCTACCTCCTTAATAATTCTATCCCAAATTTCATCTGCAATTTCACTTCTACTTTTAATTGTATTATCCTCATTAAGGACATCAATCACGATAAGATTGATTCCTGCAGATGCAAAGACATTTGTTTGGATTGCTCTCTCAGAGCGCTCCCATACACCTTGAATAAAAGATGTATCAAGTTCATTTAAATCCTTATTAGCTTTCTCAGCGATGAGCTGTCGAAGCACATCAAATGATTTCATTCTCATCCATACTACGATATCAGGTGTAGGAATTCCATATACCTTTTCATCGTAGAGAAGGTCTTCAACAGATACGTTATTTTGATCCTTCATAGGATTATAAATAGCATTGGAAGAGCTGTATCTATCAAACAAGAATACAGACTCTTTGTTTTTAAGCTTATCAATATTTCTTTGTATTCCATGTACTGATTCATACCAATATGCGAGTCTATCAGCACAATATAGATTGCAAGTAGCGATCGGATGCGATTTCATATGATCTCTATCAAGAGATCCATCTAACCATTTCTCAAGCATCAAAGCAGGTTGAGTTCCATATCTTGGAAATGATTCTGTAATAATTTCTACATCTGCTTCATAGCGAAGGCGAGCAGCAAAAGTTTTATAATTCGTTTCCTTAAACGAATTATCTAGACCTTCAAATGCAATTATTCGACCATTAAGCATTTCTTCAAAGTCAGTCATTTTCATTCTCCTTTTATGTAATAATTACTTAATTGTATTGATCTCTGTATAATCATAAAAATATGCTTAAAGATATAATATAATAATGAAAGGAAGTGATTTAACTTGACAAATTTTGAATGGGACTTCTATCAACCTATAGCAAAAAGATTATTTGACTATATGAATGGTAGAATTAATAAAATGAATAACCGATGTATTCTATACATCGATATGTATGATAATATTCGTAATACTTATGCTACTATTCGATATCCAAATCATATATTTCTTCATCTGGGAAATATTATAGATAGTTGGAATAATGAGTGGTATGGTATTATCAAAAAAGAAGAATATGTTTGCACTGTATTGGCTTGGGCCATTGCACATGAATTATTTCATGCAGATCAAGCTATTCAAATGGTAATGTATATGAGCAATAATGCCTATAAAGAGGATAAAGAAAATGACGTACAACGATCTAGCTATGATTGGGTGAGCGATAACCAATTTGTTTTATCAAATCTTATAGGAATTAGAATTGATATGGAGGCAATCACGTCAGATTCGCTTCCAGATGAAGGTCATTATAGAAAGGCATCACCTGCAGAGTTTTATAAGCAGACTATAGCCAATACCATTCTAAAAGACCTTCAACTATTTAATAAATTAACATTTTTTACAAATGATGCTGAGGCTGATGATATCATACTGATGTTTAATTCTAAAGAATCAGTTGTTATTAAAAGTGGAGGCAGATATCTTGCAGAAAATATAAGTGCATTTAGTGATATGACATATCGCTATGTAGCATATTATGATGTCTATGTCGTAAATGTAAATGTAGAAACTATAATGCGAGATGGACGATCTGTAGTTATAGTGGATTTGAAAATTGATAATCCACTATTCTATCCAATGATGTTTAAAAAATAGAGAGGAGATATGACAAATGAAACATTATGCTAAATGGATGGAAGTTCAGAAAATCCATCCGCAAGATGATTACATGCTAAGGATTAATTATACGAAAATGCTTAGCGCTTGTCCAGATTTAGCAGATGTATGTCTTAATGATTTCTTAAAATGTTGTAATTCTGTATTTATTCTTGTAGATAAGATTTATGGCAATACTCTTGGAATCATTGCAATTAGACAAGCATCTGTAGAAGAATTAAAGATTGCTGGTCTCGGATACTATTGTTTAGATAATCAAGCTTTATATAAGATTGAAGCCTTCCATTGTGATAGTAATGTCTCAGATGAAGACTGTTCTAAGCTAATTAACACAGCTATCGCAGATAAGAATGATGGATTTATCTTCTATCGTCCAGTCTGCCCTACGGTTAAAGATCGAGAGAACTTTAAAGATTTTGTAGGATTTACTGAAACTACAGTTGTAAAAGATAATAAAGAATTAAATTACTTTGTTAAACCGCCGGCAGTATATGGAGAAGCTTCTCCAGAACGTCAAATAGAAGAAGTAACAGAGTTGGCTTAATTGCCAACTCTGTTATTTTTTTTTGTTTACTTTACCCAAGAAGGGCAGGGAGCGAATACACGAATGCTCTCATGAGCAGGAACTACGGTAGGTGTCTTAGAATAACGATCACTGCCATCGTCATTAACTCCAACCTTCTGCGGGAAGAGACGAGTAGTAGCTTCTACTTTCTTAAGACCAAGAGATACGTCAGAATGCTCTCTTGCTCCAAGAGGAAGCTTACGACCAGTCTGAAGGAAGGTATTAACAAACTCCTTAGAGATGCTTACCATAGAAGCAGCTTCAGACTTCTTAACTTCATAGCCTTCCATAAGCTGAGTAGCCTCTGCCATAGGAACCTTTGCCGCATTAGAGATTACACTTGCGCACATCTGCTGGAAGTCACGTGCAGGATTATAGCTCATTTCTTTACCATCTTTACCATAGATATCTACAGTATAAGAAGTATCGCTAAGCATTGCCTGCATAACACGGATCTCGTCCTTTCTGGACGAGCTTACTTGGTTAAGACCTGTAGAAATTTCTTCAATCAAGGCCTTTACGGTGATTTCGCCTTCGTTGTTCATTTGGAATCCTCCTAAATTATATTTTTTATATTTATGATAAAAGAGATCATTTATCTCATTTATTAATAGTTTCTGCATTGGGCTTATTATCAAAAAAGATCATAGGCTCAATTAGCTTTCTAGGTTTTCCCTTTTCTGTAATTAATCGATTTACTTCTTCAGGCGTTGCTTCTGCAAGAAACTTGATAAAGTTATCTCGAGTGATTGTCTGCATATATGATTTTTCTTTTTTCAAAGTTCAATCCTTCTTTCTTAGGATTATTTAATAGTGTCCTTTATACTTTCCTACATAGGCCACTATTGGATTACTTGAATGTGAACGCCCGTGTAAAGGTTAACTTGGGAACGTTCCAACTTATTAATAATTCAATAAAAGGGGTGAGAAATTATGAAAATGATGGATGAACTGAAACCTTTGTTTCTTTATCCCAAATCTATGAAAGTACATGCTCCTGTAAACGAAAAAGATAAGAAAAAAGGAGCTGCTATTATGCTCCTTAGTAAAGATACAACAACCTCGTCTAAAATGATGAGATTGCCATATCTTCATAATCCTAATCTTTTCTCAGCATATTATATTGACAGAAATGCCATGGCATATATCGATAATGTCGGTATTGAAAATATAGATTTTGATGAAAAGGAAGCTGAAAGCATTTCTGAAGGAATTATCTTCAGCTCTATTGGGAAAACAAAATTTAAATTCGATGACAAGGCTACTGTCATCGATACAAGGAGAATTCAGGAAGTCTTTAGCCAGAAGTCTATCGAAGAGTTTGCTAAAGGAATTAGAACTACAAAAACTCCAGAAACCATTAAGATTATAGTCTATCCAAATGTATCCGCTCTTAGAAGTGCTGCTCCTAAGAATATTCAGAATGTTTATGGAGATTACTTATATTCATTCGTATCCAATGATGCAGTTCATGTTATGTCTTATGCATATTATGATGAAGAGCTCATGGGAGGTAATTATATTGTATATCTCAGAAAAGCACTATATCAATTCTTGATCGAGTTCTATAATGATGATATTCCTACCACAATGTCTCATGTAATTGCATCAGGTCTTTCTGGTCAAGCCGCTTGGCTTAGCGAGAATAAGAGTAGAAATAGATATAATCTCGGAGAGCTTAAGAAACTTGCTGAACAGATAGAGAATATGGCTAGGCCTAAAGCTTGGGAGCTTACAAGGGAATATATTAAGCATAATGATATAAATATTTTTAGAAGATATCAAGCAAATCAATTTATTGGTATTGCTAAGAGATTAATCTTTGAGAGCTCACTTAGCTATATGCAGCGTGAAAGACTTCTTCCTTCCGAATTTGGTCTTCCTAACAAGAGAAAATATCCAATGCATGATGAAGAACATGTTCGTCTTGCTTTGAAGATGTTTAATAATGCAGATGAAGATGAGGAAGAAGAGCTTGCAAATAATATTGTAAAGAAAGCTAAATATTTTGGTATTACTGATCTTAAAGCTAGTGCAGCAAATAGATTCAGAAAATTCTACGATCCTGCCACGCTTAAACCAGTAGATCCTAATGCTAAAAATAAAAAGAGTGATGGCAGTGTTAAGCAAGAATTTGCTATACTTGAAGCTGGTCCTCTTGGTACTGATTATATGGATATTGTAAAGATCTGTAATAATTTAAGTGCTAATGAGCTTTCTCGTATCACGTTCTATGATACCTATAGAAATTCTAATTTTGTAGCTAAGCGTATTATTAAAAGAGTAGGTCCAGAACCTGCTGGATTTCTTGATGCATATATCTTTCCTTCTAATCCTGATCTTGCACAGATCGTAATTGCAGTTGATCCTAGGTTTAGAGGTCAGCATGTTGCAGATGATATGGTGGATGAGCTTCTTAATGGAGATTTTGCTAAAACGTATGAGTTTAAGATCTTCTATTGGACTGCTCATCCCGATAATGCTGCTTCTCAAGCATTGGCATCAAAACATGGATTTATTGATACGGGCCATCTAGATAAATATGGCCGTAAAGTTTTCATTAAGAAAGTTAAAGATGACAATGAAATCTGGAAAGAGATCCCTGCTCATATGAAGCCGGCTCATTCTTCTGAAGAGGTTGTTGAGACAGAGCTTTCTTTTGTTACTAAAGAGATGGCTCTTCTTACTGAAAGTAAGGATAGAGAATATTCTCAGAAACTTAAAGCGTATTTATATAAAGAACGTATCAGAAATAATAAAGATGCTGTTCTTCTTTATGATAGAATCAAAGAATCTAATCCTGAGATCAAGAAGACATATATCAAACTTGAGATGTATAGAAACTTTAATCTTTTCGTAGATCTTTCTTACTATCATGGATTATTCTTGAAGAATAATGCAACTGTTCTTGATAGAGCTGTCAACTTCTATTTTGAGTTTATCAATAGACTCATTAACAATAGTGAAGTTAATGCTACTTATAAGAAACAAACTATTTTTATTCCTGTAGACCTCTCTGCATGGGATGTTGCGAACGATACTGACCTGACAGACTATAAGAAGAGTTTGAACCCAATTTCAATTATCTGTCGTCTTATACGCACCAATCCAGAGGCTCTCAGGAAGGCTTGGGGAAATAAATCTATTGTCTTCGTTGGAACTAGAGGATATTTCACAGTAGATTTCAAGGACTTCGATATTAAGAAGCTTGCTAGATTTAAGAATAATCTTAAGAAGCTTACTTCTGATTCAGAAGTAGTTATAGATGACTATGAAACTGATCCAGATGTTCTTGGAGGAGAAGACAAAGATACTCCTAAAGCTAGAGCTGCTAGAATGATCGATAAGATTGAACAAGGAAGTGGAGTATCTATCAATAATATTGAAAAGATTGATATTCCTGTTCAAGCCATTGAGCATCTTGCTATGAAGACTGGAGTTCTCGATATTGATCCTGCTTCTGCTACATCTGTTAATGGTATTGCTATCGTAGCTCTTGATGTTGACGATAAGCATGAGGCTCTTGCAAATACCGTATTTAATAAAGCTAAAGGAATCGATACATTCTGTCTTCCTAATAAATAAAAAAAATAACCGCTAGAGGGATTTCCTCTAGCGGTTTTTATATTAATTAAATTCGTATACGTTATGTACAGCACTAGGTACAAGGAACTGATTACAAGTTGCCATAATACCAATAATGCGAGCAACAGTATCAAGAATCGTAACGTCAGACATAATAGAAGTCTTAACATTGGTATCCCATTTCTTGGTACGAATATTGTATACCATGGGTTCAGTTGCGCATGCATTAATCTTAATAATGTCAAACTTATCAGGAACGTCTCCTACATCTTCTGTAGCATAAAGCGTAAGAACAAGCTCTCTATAAGCTGAATAGATAGCTTTATACAAAGCATTTTCTAGAGGATCTCCAGTTACAGCTACTTCAGAAGTGGCATTATCGCTGTCAGCTGCATCAACATTATACAGTTCTACAATAGCTTTTACAGCAGACAGATTAGCAGCAAGGCCAACACCATTAGCTCCAGCGGAACGCAGGTTAAGTACAGCATCTTCTACAAGATCGCGGAGAGCATCTCTATCAGTTTGTGTAAGTCCACCCACATAAAGCTCTACCATATTACATTCAAGCGAATGCAGGCGACGCTTAAGAGTTCCGATAGTTCTAGCATCTTCACCCTCCTTAGAAGCGCGATCAATCTCTGTTCTAAGGAAAGCAATAAGATTATTGTAGATTTCAGAATATGATCCATCTTCATTACGAAGAAGAGACGGGTTAACAAAAGTTGTCTTCTCAGAATAAGAAACAACCTTATCACAATGTCCAGCCCAGTTCTTAATCGTAGACGGAGTGGGAGCTCTTCCAGCTTCTACATCGGCCTGATATACCTTAGGATCAATATACTTACGAATCATCTTCGCACCGCACATTCTTGCAAGATCCTCAAGCTGCTCAGGCTCATGATACTCGGTAATCACGCACACGGGAAGCTTATTTTCAGAAGATGCCTGAGCCATATAATTGATAAGACTATCCATAGAACCAGACAAATCCTGAGAAATCTTAGGAGCAAAGATTACAGTGGGCACAATCTCATCATAGTTTCCATCATTTACAGGAGTAATGAGATTCTGAGAAATAATAGAACTAAGATAAGCAGCCATTTCTGCTGTATCTACAGGATGCTCAAAGAAGTAAAGTTCAGGATTAGGAACTTCACACGTATTGGTTTTGGGATTGGTAATGTAACAGGGATTATTATAACCACTATTAAGGGTCATACCATCATAGCTCTTGATTACCATCTCAGTGCCCATCGCGGGGCTTACATCGATATATGCACTGTTACCAAACTGCTCATAAATCTTATAAAGCGTCTGGGCAACAAATTCATTACCATTTGTAGAAATCATTGCAATATCATATACATCCTGAAGGGTGAGCTCAGTTGCAGACATCTTGATTCTAGCTTTAATATTTTCTACGACCTTTTCAAGAGCCTTAACAATCTCTACAGGTCTATACTTTCCAGAGGCTTCGATCTCCTTAATCTGATTAAAGATAAGATTAGAAAGAAGTACTGCCGAAGTAGTACCATCGCCAACAGTCTTTACGATGTGACGAGTAATAGACTCGATGTCATCCTTAATAGACTGCTCGATAATACCATTATACTGAATAGATCCGAGAATGCTATGGCCATCTTTTGTATAACGAGCAAATGCATTCTCTTTCTTCAAACAAGCATTAGATCCATTAGGACCAAATGAATGCACAAGAATCTCAGAAAGCTCTCCAAGAACATTCGACTGAACTGTTCTCAGTGTAGAGCCTCTAACTACGTTGTTGATAATTTTCATAGTTCGATTTCTCCTTTATTAGTTTTCGTCCTGATCAGTGATATATGCTGACATAATTTCAATGTCATGGATATCTCCTAGATTAATAACAAGTTCAGGGCTTAATAATGTAAAGTCATCTTCGCTATAGTTTTCACTAAAGTTTAAAACAACAATACTTTTGGGACCTGGATAATCATACATTAGAGCATGTTTATAGTTTCCGACAATTACTCTATTGTATTTGGTAAGGTCCACATCTTTACGCTCCCCTGTTTCGATAGCCACACTTGGGAACTCTTGAGTTACAAACTTCTTCTGTGCTTCATTTTCGCAATACACGGCTATCTTAACAATATCACCTCTACCTATTTTACTATAAGCAGAAATAAGGGTAGTAGCATTTGTCTTGAAAGCGTATTTGCCAAGAATGCACATTTCGTAATCGGCCCAAAGAGCATTAAGGACAGATTCAGAATGTTGTTTAAATTCATCTCCTATCATAAGAGATTTAAAAACATCATCCTTATTTTGAGTTCTAGCTAATTTCCAGTCTAGGTCGGATGTATAAAGAACTCTGTGTTTATCAAAGTTCTGTAATGCAGTCTCCCTATACTCACCAGCTAAAAACTTGATTGTAGAAATTTCTCTATCAATAAGAGAGTAGAAATCAAATAAAACACTGTTTTGCATAGTTTCACACATCCTTTAAAAAATAAAGAGGGTTGACCGTATTATGATCAACCCTCTGCATAATTTTGATTACTCGAGGTCTTCCATGGTAGCAGAGCCGTAACTTACTCCAGAAGAGAAGTTGGAACTACTGCTAGAATTATTTCCATTTGCGGGATTGTTGAAAAACGAATTCTTAGAATATCTATTGCCATTAGAATATGACTTAGCAGTTTCAACTCCAAGAGCCTGAGCAATTGCGTCAATCTTCTTATCTACGCGATCGAACGAGAATTTACGCTCATCCATTACCGTAAATGCAATGGCCTTAGTAGAAGCCTTTACATACTCGTCAAGTACAGTGAGCATCTCAAGAAGCTCAAGATTATCATACGCATCATACTCTCTATCGAAGTTCTTTCCATCAAAGTTTCTAAGAGAGAAATGATAATGAGTCTTAAATTCATAAGCGAAGCTACCAACAATTTCGCCATTCTCGCTAAGCTTACGAATTGTAACAAAGGGAGTATTCTTTCCATACTCTGCACCATTAGAAATAGTAATAGCTGCAGTACCAGAAGGAACACCTACAGAATTATATGCTACAGGATCCTTCATGAACAGCTCGATCTCGTTCTTAAGCATACGAGCCTTAGTGTGGGACAGATAGATGGTAATTCCATTGTCCATATCGAAGGATACCTCGTCGTTACCTGTCTGCTTTCTAGGATAAATACCGATACAGAGGCTATTTTTCCAGAATCTGAAATTCAAACAAGTAGCGTCTACTTCGGATTCAGCGTTATTCATACGATAAGAGTATACAGTAACGCCAGGGTCGTTAGACTTTGCAGTCTGATTGTTGTTGTAAGTTCCAAATGCCATGATTTGTTTCTCCTTTATTATTTATAAAAATTTATTTATTTGTTTTAGATTGGTTAACTAATTAAAGTGATTTGAAAACGTCAGTTACAATATCTAGCATTTTCTTTTCACTATGGTAGATTTCAAACTTTCCACCATTCTTCTTTATAATATCTCCAATAGCTTCATAAGACTTCTTAGTTTTATCATCAAGCTTACCGAATTCATCATAGATTACAAGAAATGTCTTACTATAATGAGAAGCTTCAGTAGCTTCTACAAATGAGTAAGGTCCTACATGATCTCCTACAATCACTACAAAAAGATTCAGTTTAGCATCTGCTTTAACTTCATCCTCTTTAGCAATGCATTCTGGGGTCCAATTAGGTACAATAGGATTAAAGAGCTCGTACTCTTTCTTCTTTTTATCATCAGACTGCTTCCAAAGTTCAATAAACTGCTCTCTCCAATCTGAGTTTACAGTACCACCAAGGAAGATCTGATTTGATTTAGGTTTAAAGTTCTTTGCTGTGAAAATAAGTTCTTTAGTAGAAAATCCAGCTGCTTTAGGATGTCCTCCACCACCAAATTTTTCAGCAAATGTTTTAGCATTAAAGGAGCAATGCTCATCTGCATAAACAGAGTACTCCCACTTTCCAGATTTGCCACTATAATTGAACAGAATTGCCTGTCCATATCTAGCAAGCTCATCTGCAAAGTTCCAGCTATTGCCAGTTGCATTCTTACAGATAAACTTGGTTCCATCAATTACATATGTAAATGTATCTTCAAGTTCTCTATCATAACGCATTCCAATATATGCTTGTACAGTCTTTCCCTTATTAACGATTTCTTCTACATATTCAACATCGGTTAGGATATCCCATACAGCATTATTAAATTTAGGGCTTTCAGTGTCTTCATCGATACAGATACTTGTATCAGTAAGTTCAGCACCAAGAATAAACTGATCGCTACGTTTGTCCATTTTCTTCCAACAATCGTAGTCATCGACAAAATAAAGCCATAACGGAATTGCAATATCATATTCATGATAAACCCCATCAGCTTTATTCTTTTTATTTGTTTTAGAAGCCATTACTTTAATAGCGCCTTTTGCACCATAAGCAGCTTCAATAAGGTATTCTTCATCTTCTTCAATATGCCTAATCTGCTGTAATTCATTCTGAGGGCATTTGAAAAAAGAATAGACAAGTGCGGCACCACATGCGCACTTGGAAACAAAATACGTTAAGTTACTAATAGCTTGCAATTCGTCTTTATGCTTCTCAATTACGTCTAGTGATGATGCGTGATGATCAATCCATGTTACAGTTCTTGCAGTTTTACAAAGTTCAATTAGTTGATCATAAGTCGAGTGGCTAATTGAAAAGTCTACAACAAATACATCATCTTTAGCGGTATGCTTATCAAATTTGCTGTTGTAGTCCATCATGATATAATCACTCGGATGATCTTCAATTGCTGCTGGTTTCATTGTATGAACTAACCAACCAGCTGTTTTTCCATCCATGTCATTGTGATGATAAACAATCATAATTTTCCTCCATTTTAATATCTCATAGATAATATATGATTATTTTGTAGTTACTTCTCTATTAAAATATTACTTGAACTTAATAATAAAATAGGAGGGAATGATATGAATGATATTATAAATTTCTATGATAAAATGGATTTAAAATATCCTGAAATAGGAATAGCTATACAGGATATAGATAGAAGAAATCCAGGAATGGTAAAGTTTATTATTCCTATTCTAACGCCGAATCTAGATAGCTCTAAAGCATTTAATAAGACTATCTATCAGAATAAAAATAATTTAAAGAATAAAGCTATTGCATTTGATATCAAAAATATATCTCTTACAAATTATGTCATCATTCCTATGCCTAAGGAAGTTTGTATGTCATATGATATGGAAGAAGATCCTATTATTCCATCTGGCTCTAAATGGATCTTATCTTTCATTGGTGGAGATATAACAAAACCAAGGCCTATTGCTAGATATCTTGAAATGTAAACAAATCGAATACAGCTGGAGAACGCGCTCCAGCTGTATTCTTTTTTGCGGTAAAATAATTTACGGAGGAGAAATCAACAACAATGAAAAGAAAACCATCACGTCTCACCACATGGAGGTTCAGAAATTATGACAAAGGCAGTAAGTTCATCATAATTAATTTATTGTTAATATCTATTCTCCACAATGTCGGGATAACTTACGAAAAGTCCGTAAGATTTATGCTTGTAAACAACTGTAGAAGAAAGTTTATCGCGAAGAGCAACAAACTTATCATATGCAGTATTCCACTTGCCAAGCTCGAACTCATCACAGTTCTGAGAGTTACGATATTCGTCACAAATAGAAATATTGCTATTGATCTGCCTCATAAGGTAAAGAGCATCATCTTCATCTTCTACATTCTTAACCTGCATTGCAAGTTCATAATAAGCAGAATCGATCATCTTAAGGTTCTTCATTCTCATTTTTCTAAGAATCTTCTGTCCCACAGATTCCTTACCAGCCGATTCGCTAAATATCATATCATCATCGATTCTCTGAATACGACGATATACATTACCAATCTCAAGCTTTTCAAGTCTAGAGCCGGTCATTGCCTTCATATCAGCAAGAGTCTTCATAGCTCCAATACGCTGAAGCTTGATCTGGCGGTATAGACTAAGAGTCCAGCTAAAGATAATAAACTTGCTAGTCTCGCTATTCTCATAAAGCTTCATATTGCCATTATTGATCTTTCTATATGCATCTACGAGATCTTCTTCCATTCCATATGCATTAATAAATTCATCATTGTAAATCTCAGCAACATCGGAAGTATAGAAGATAGAATCACACTTAGAAAGATAATCTTTCAGTCCATATGCAAGAATCTCTTTATAATGGATAGACTGGGATACACGAATATGATCTTTATTGTTAGCCAGATAGATATTGAGGGCATTGCGAGCATTCTCGATAGGAGTAGAATCTCCAGTAAGATGATTAACTTCTCTAAGAAGAAGCGCTGTAAGTCCTCTTACAGAAATATCGGTAACAGGATCGAAGAGTTTAGAATCAAACTCGACAAGATAGCTGCTAATACGATACTTCTCTTCATCATTGGCCAAATATCCATAAATTTCATCAGCATCAATCATAGGAATAATCTTAATGCCGAAATACATATTGTCATTATTTGTTGTATATAGAACCTCTTTACACTCAGAATCTGTAAAGAAACGATTTAATTCATTCTTTAAAGATCTAAGATCTTCAGGCTCCACAGAAGTAGTCTGATCTTTCATTCTAGCAAATACAGAATGAAAGACAGAAAAGTCGTACATAATTTCGCTCATGTTTATATCCTCCATTTGATTTATAGAGTATCTGATCTTTAATCAATTATTTAATAGTTGACTCAAGCAAATAACAAAAGGAAGAGAGCCGAAGCTCTCTTCCTAGTGTTTTATGATATATTCAGACTACAGGAGGTGTCAGAATTACTTCATAAGGTTAAAGTCGCTCATGTAACGGCCACCAATGGGATCAGTGTTGGGAGCGATATCAGTGAGACCAGTGGGGTTAAGGATCTGGATACGACCCTGAACAGGCTGATACTCAACGAACTGCCAACGCTCGAACGCATGGATAGCGGGAAGAGCGGGATTAGCCATGTTACGGATCTCGTTCGATACATACATCTGGTAATCGTAGATTCTATATACGATACGGTCAGTATTTCTGGGGCAAAGAACGATAATCAGATTGGGATTTCCACGGAGCTTATCAGATGCGATAAACTGGTATACTCTCTTATCGGACGTAACAACAGTCTTAACGAAATCGAGCTCAACAGGACCGATGTTGGAGGGAGTCTGGTAGGTATACTCAGTAGGAGTAATCTTACGAACCAGATCAGGAGATCCAAAGATAGATACGGTCATGTTAGGATCGTTAAGAACCTGGAAGAGACCCGTGGTAACGGAATCCAGGTAATCCATGAACGTCTTATGTCTCCACTCAACGTGATCAAGAGCATAGCTTCCACGAGGAGCGAAGTCGAACGTGGTTGCGAACTTGCAATCATCGGGCATAGTCTTGAAGGAATCATCAAGCTTAGTCTTGATAGAGGTATCCTTGTACTCGCCGAGAACAGTCTTCATGAGCGAGAGGATCTTGGACAACTGATTTACATTGTAAAGAGCAGAGATGTCCTTAACTTCCTCAGGAGATACAGTGGTGTTGATGGGGTTAGCGCTGGGGATCTCAACGATATCAGTGCGAACCTTCCAACGAACGCTGCAGGTCTTAACCATAGCGGAAGAAGTATCAATACGAGCGCTAAGGCGAACGTCGGATACAAGGCCGCTGGTTCCATTAATAGCAAACTTATTGTTCTTCATGTATCCAGTGAGGACATCCTTAAGAACAACAGTCTTAGTGGGATCTGTTGCATCCTTAGAGTTTACAACAACCTCATCAGCAAGAACACGGTCGATCTCGCCGTAGGAAGGAGTAAACTTGATTCTTACAGGCATCCAGAAGCTGTACTCGCCATCTGCATCGACAGCAGCACCGGTCTCGGGGTTGATATCACCAGCCTGGAGATATACACCGTTAACCTTAACAGCGGAGATGTAAGTATCGATCGAGAGGTTATCCTCCTCAGTTGCACCGATAGTTGCAAGAACATCGGTAGCGCCTTCCATCTGAGGAAGAGTCATATCGATAGAAGTAAAGGGTGCAGTAGAAGCGATTGCATCGTGAATCTTATACTGCTCCTTGAACATATCGATCTCTTCACCAGCGGGAGTAACGAGAATTCTCTTCTCCATAGACATGGTGAACTTAGGCTCACGTGCAACGAACTTGGGAATAGCACCCTTGTCGAAGACGTTGTTCATCATGATATTCTTATGAAGCGGGAAGGTCATGCCGATTACAGGGTTCATGGAGCCCATGTAAGCGTGCTCGAGCACTGCCTCTTTATCATTCTCGAACTGTGCTACAGCCATGTCCTCAGCGTCCTCGCACAATGCTGCTGCATGTGCAGGATCAACCTTATCGAACTCGGCCGTATCAAAGGAATTCTCAACATAGAAGTTTTTCAGGGCATTGCAAGCAGAACCGATCTGAAGTGCCTTGAAGGGCTCAGTATACAGATCTACGCCTTCTGCAAGAATGCTGTTAGCGCATTCCTGGAAGCTCTTAGCAAAAGAGTAGATAGAATCTCTCTCATAGCCTCTGCCCAGGGTTGCGGTATTTTTGCGATTACCAACAATAGGCATATTAAATGCTCCTTTCTATTAAGCTTAATAAAATTGCGTTATGAAATATGCCGCGCAATGCGAACAATATTTTTACCATGATGTTATTATTCTTCAAAACCTAAGAAGGTGTAATTATTCACCTTTTTTGTTCATTTCTTCAAGAATATCGTTAATTCCATTCAAAACTGCAAGAAATTTGTTGTAATTAACAAGGTTCTCTATATATGACTTAGTTTTATATACAGAATTTATATAATCGGTTAGCATATCTCTGAGATTTGAGAGGGTATTAGATACATATTTAATGATCTCAAAATTTTCCTCTGCTACAGCTACATCGCCAATCCGATCTATAACTGAAGTTGTGGTATCAAACATCTCGAGGTATCTATTCTTAAGCTCTTTATGCTTGATATCAAGTTGTTCGGGAGTAAGATTTTCATAAAGATCCTCTTCCTCCTCCTTATGTTCGTCAACCTCTGAAGGCTGTTGGGGGTCATTTATTGGTGCACCACCAGCACCTTGTGGAGCTCCCCCATCTTCTGGTGGAACTTCCTGTGCTTCTCGATCGGCATCCATCTGAGTATAATCTACGGGCGGTTCTTCACCACCTTCTCCTTCAGCCGGAGTCTGTTCTTCACCCTGAGCGGGCTGTTCTTCAGTAGCATTGGTATCATCGACAGGCTGTTCAGCCTGTGTTGCAGATGCTTGATCCTCTGCTGTATAATCAGGAGTCTGTTCTTCTTCCCCAGGTTGGCCGTCGATTTCTGCTTCTCTAACAGGTTTAACCAAGGGTTTATAATTTGTGAAAAAGAAACCCATACTCTGCCTCCTTTTTCTATTTTAATTTAATCTAATGTTGAGCAAATACAAAAGGAAGGATCACTAGGATCCTTCCTTTAATTTATTATTCAGTTTTAATCTTGGTCCTTTGGAGCATCATAGTATTTCTGTCCGAGATCTACTTTCATTTTATATTTAATTCTTTGAAGCTGTCTTTCAAGATTTCTCTTTGTCATAAGAAGCTGTTTTAGTGCCTTCATATCATTCTTCTGCTCAGCAATCTGAATGTATTTATCGCACATCTTCATTTCAATCTCAATTTCATCGATAACCATCTGACGCTCTTTAGACTTAAACTTAGCAGAAACTCCAAGATAACCAAGAGTTCCAATTACTGCAATAGCAGGATGGATGAAGAACGAAAGTCCAGCATTAACGATAGCCATTTTAATAACTTTAGAAGCAGACGGGAGAATTCTTCCTTTAATAATAGCTTCTCTATTATCATTAGTAAGAGCATCCTCTACACCTTTCTTCATATTATTAACACTAAGGTCAATAGTCTGAGACATTTGTCTATCCTTATCTTTAAGTCCAGTCATTGCTTTTCTCAATTTCATAGAAGCTAATTTCAATGTATTAGAAATAGAAGCCTCCATAAGAGGAGAAGTTTCATTAGCATTGACTGTACTAAGGAGTTGAATTCCTTGAATTGCTTCACAAATAGAATCCATTTCCATCTTTCCTTGGAATACTGTCATAGCAGAGCTTTCATCATCAGGTCTAATCTGTTCAAGAATATTAAGAGCAGAGTGGATAGAGCTAATTCTTACAGATCTTGCTACAGTGCTCTCAAGAGTAATTTTATTTTTTCTAATATTAGAAAGCACAGACTCGAGAGATATTTTCATGATATCTTTATGGAAATCCTGAGGATATTTTGCACCAAGATAAGCAAGATCAAGCATTGCATCATTATCCGCGTTCTCCATAATTGAGAATATCATATCTTCAGTAATAGGATTAGAGTTATAAGCTCTTAATACATCTTCAAGAACAGATCCGATATGGGTGGTTGCTTTGCAGATGTCTGCAAATTCATTAAATTCTCCAAAATCAAAATCATCAAGAAGATCATCATCTAATCCATTGGTATCTATGTCACTTGTATCGAGATCATCATCTGATCCGATATTGTCATACATCTGATCCTGCTCTTCATCTGTGAGAAGTTCAGAATGGTACATATCTAGTTTAACAAGAGCTTTCTCAAGAGCATCTTTATACTTCTCGAGTTTCTCTTTTTCATCCTTATCATTAGTAGAACTAATTTTCTTTTCGGTTGCTTTAATTTCGTGCTCAAAGCATTTAATCATCTTAGCAACTTCTTTGCGTTCTACATGCAGCGAGATAAATTTATCAGCAATAAATCCAACAGCTGCAACTACAGGTCCAATAAACGGAATAGCTACACTGCCAACAATGAAGAAGGATCTAAGCCACTTGAGTAGATTAGGTGTCTCCTCAATAATATTTGTCACATTGTTAGAATATAGCTTAGTAATCAACCCTTTAAGCTTGTTCTCGGGTTTGTCTGTCTTAGCAAGTTCTTCCTCTTTGAACTTGTTGAAAATATCTTCGAACTCTTTACTTTCTTTAACAGGAATGCTAATATTATTATCACCATAATGCCTTTGGAGCAACTGATCGATAGGCTCTTCGGTCTGTTCTGGTTCGTCTTCCATGAGAATATCGATGTTGCCCATATCCTCATTTTTATCAAAGAATAAAGTAGCCTCGAGAATTTCTTTACATGACTCACGTCCATCCGGCTTGAACAAGAAATAGTCGATAGCAGTTTCAAGAAGTTCAGACTTCTTGTAATCTATATTATTGGATTCAAATCCATAAAATGCGGTTTCAATGACAGTATTGAACTTAACGGCCGTAGGCATTTGATAAGTATCAATTCTATTACAAAGTTCAACAACGGTATCGCTGACACCGTTAACTCTTGTATTTTCATTGATCAGCACTTCGAGATTGAATCTCTTGGAAACTCTATTATAATTTTCAATAACTCTATCGCAATTAGCATAAATAATAGCTGCTTCGAGCATCTTAGTATATGCTTCTACCATTGCCTGATCCTTTTCTTGATCTTGAGGAATAGGAGCTTGGGGCTTATCGGCTACAGGATGAGGCTGTACCGGAGGAGCAATAATATGCGGTTGCAGCTTATGCTGAGCAACCGTTAATCTCCTTTTAAGCAATGTTTGAGTGTGTTTTGCATCTCTAACTTTTCCGATGCCTTCATTAGCAATAAATAATCCAACTTTAGAAATTTCAGATACATTGGCTTTTTCAGAAAATGCCTGATACATATCTAAAATCTGATATAGATTTACCTCATTACAGCTTGTGATCTTAGTTTCAATCATTCTTTTCAGATCAGCAGTTCTCATTGATTTCATTCCCCGCCAATCTAAATTATGTTGTTCTCTAAATGAGCTGGTTGGCGCAGTAAGATTTTGCATTCTTTTACGAATATCGCTCATTAAAACTTGTCTCATTGATGCCGCCTCCCTAATTTAATTTAATTATAAGTTAGCGCCTAAGTAGATCAAAATAGATTGAGTTACAAAAAAAATAAAGATGGGCAGGACTTAGGGCCCTGCCCATAATCTACCGATTAAATATACCAACCACGAGGAGTATAAGTTACCTCGGGCTCGGGATAGTTTGCCTTATCATCACAAGCGCAGTCGATACAACAGTGCTTTTTATCATTAACAGCTGCTTGTCTTTCAAGAGCTCTATCCATAAGATCCTTCATAATATGATATCCTTCGACAAGAGCTCCGGGGTTAGAAATCGGAACAAGAATTGCAGAAGGTCTTTCTGCATTTCCAATAATACATGCCTCTGTTACGGGACCGAGATCGTGAGTGCTACTATCTTCACCAATACCACAATATCTCAAACCATTATTGAGAGTATTTACGATAAGAGTAGAAGTCTTACCAGCCTCAGTAATCGGAACTGCAGGAATAATTGCCGCAAAACGGCTATCATTATAACCCTTAATATGACCATCAAGGGTATTTACCATACCATTATCAGAAAGGATTGCATGAGCCACATCCATTCTTTCCATATAAGGATACAATCTCTCGACTACATCATAAGGATCGATGGGATTATTAAAGAAATCCATGGGTTCATAAGGTGCTACGACCATCTCGGCTGCACATGCCTCACATTTTTCAAGTTCAGCAGGATCAATTCGATTAATCGCTTCTGCGGGAACCTGAATTACTTTTGCTTTAAGCTTTCTTTTCATAGTTTAATTCTCCTTTAATGAATTAAGTATTTTTAATTGGAAGTTGACCTTCCATTACTTTTATAATATATACTCAAAAATTAATTATACAAAAGAAAGTCCGAGAATCCTGCTCTGGATTCTCGGAAGAAAGGTGCCCACATGCTGCTATATGCCAAAACAACACTCGGAGGTAACAACGGAATCTGAATAACACCGTCATTGATATGTTATATTATGATAAAAATATTCCGGATGGGCGTCAACCATCCGGAATACCAGGCCCTGTTAAATAAGGGTCCTTACATACGACACAACGCCTCGGAAAATATTATGCCTTTCTTTAGTGCAACAACTCACTAGAAAGGCATGTCGGGCCGCCTCTTCTCTTATGATGCCCCATTCACACACCATAAGAGTCCATAATCAAGCTTTAATTAAGTAGCGCTTTGTATATAAAACCCCAACGAGGTCAGCTTTATATACTATTGATTATTTAAGCACCACCAAAAACAATCAATCATTGCACTACTTATATTTTTGTTGACATTGCAGTAACTTATTACCTCAATAAATTGAATGCTTGTTTCAACATATCGGTAAATGAAAATAGGAGGTTGCTTATAATGCCTAACAATATTCCTACGATTGGATACGTTATTCTTGAAAGCGCACCTCTGGAGGCTCCTGAGGTTAGCGTTATTTCTGATACCGGAAATAGAGTAATCGGTGAAGGAGTTATCCAGGAAGCCGAAGAAGAAAATAGAAATGGTCGTTGCTATCTTCATAACGACCTGCTTAGAGAAATCCAGTGTCCTAGAACAATGGAGCTTCTTACTACTGGAAATATGTTTGCTGAAAATGGTCACCCGATGGATATGTCGATGGCTAGACAGCAGACTATCGATCCCAATAACAGAGTTGCTAGATTCCTTAAGATTTGGATGGAAGGCAATAAAGTTATGGCGCAATTTAAAGGGTCTAATGACCCCAAGGGTGAATCTTTCGATCAGGACCTTCGTGAAGGGTTGAAACCTAGCTGGTCGCTTAGAGCTCTTGGATCTCTCAATAACATTAGGGGTAGAAATGTAGTCGAAAATCTTCGTGTAATCACTTGGGATAGAGTTATTTATCCTTCTCATCCTGGTGCTTATACAACCCGTCTTGTAACCGAGTCTGCAGCATATGCTAATGAGATTGCTCATATCGAAAGAGTCAATGAAAACGGCTGTCTCATTCCGATTACAAACGATAGCATTCTCTCGTATCTTAAGACAGAGTCTGCTAATATCAAGAGTCTTCTTTCTCAGATTGATTTTCTTTACGAGTCTGCTACTATCGTAAGAGGAAATCAGGTTCGTCTCGTTGCAAAGAATGGTGATATCTTCGTGGTTAACCTCGAGAGTCATATTTCTAACGAGATTCAGGCATACTGCAAAAAGATGATCTGACACTGCAATACAAGGAATCTGTAAACGATTCCTTGTATTCTTTTAGCTCGTTAAAAGGGTCAACTTATAAATAATATAATTACTCAAATTCCTCAATGAAAGGAGGAAAATAGTTATGGCTGTAATGCGTAATAGAACTCAAACGACTATCTATTACCATATGAGTACTACTAACAAAAGTTTCTTAGAGATGTATAAATATCTCGAGAATACTGGTGTTAAGAACTGCAAATTTATGCTTGTTCTTCTTGATCCTGATTTGGCTAGAGTAGATCCGTATGATCCTAAGCTTCCTCAGGTTATGAAGAGAAAGATTTTAAGAGAATGTATATATAATCCATGGTACTTCTTTAGAGAAATTGTAAGAATCCCGGACTCTGGTCAAGCCACAGGTGTTAAGTTTCAGCTTACTCGTGGAAATCTAGCTCTGCTATTCTGCTTGATGCTCAATCTAAATATATTCTTGGAGCAACCTCGTCAGACTGGTAAGACAATTTCATCTCTATGCTGGTATCTATACCTCTTTAACTTTGGTACTGCAAATGCCGAAATGTCCTTCTTGAATAAGAAGTTTGAAGACTCTAAACTCAACCTTCAACGTATTAAGGATATTAGATCTTTGCTACCAAGCTATCTTAAAATGGATGAAGCATTTGCTCCTGATGGATCTCGTATTAAGGGTAAAAATAACATTGAGAGCATGCAGCATCCTATCAACAGAAATAATATCAGAACTGTCGCATCTGCAAGATCTAAGGTTGCAGCAGCAAGTCTGATGCGTGGTCGTACGACACCTATTATTTACATAGACGAGTATGGCTTTATTTTGTATAATGATGTCATTTATACAAACATGGTTCCTGCATTCAATACAGCAGCTAATAATGCTAAAAGAAATGGAACCCCTTATGGAATGCTTATTACAACAACGCCTGGTATGCTTACCACGGATGAAGGTGTCGAGGCATTCACTCTTAAGGAGTCGGCTACTCCTTTCAGTGAAAGATGGTATGATCTAAGCAATGACGAAATCATGAATATCGTTGCTAGTAATACCAACTCTAACTTTGTATATATTAAGTATACTTATCAGCAGCTTGGTAAATCCGAGCAATGGTTTAAAGATCTTTGTATCACAATGCGTAAGGATTGGGATGCAATCCGCCGTGAGGTTCTTCTTGAATGGTCGAATTCGTCCGAAAACTCTCCTTTCCGTGCAGAAGATCTTGATACTATCAAGGGATTACTTAAACAACCGCTTAATACAGTGCTCATGCTCAATAAATTCGAATTGAAGATATATGAGCAGATTAATCTAAAGTATCCGCCTATCATCGGTGTTGACGTCTCAGGAGGGTACCAAAGAGACTCGTCTGCTATTACTGTTATAGATTCTTATTCTACAAGAGTATGTGCTGAATTAAATAGTAACTTTATCTCTACTCCAGAACTTGCACAAGTTATCTACCATATTGTATCTCAATGGATGCCGAATGCAGTAGTAAATATCGAGCGCAATGGAGGCTTTGGATCATCTGTTATTGCACGTCTACTTCAAACTTCTATAAAGAAAAATCTTTGGTACACTATTAAAGATAAGATTGTAGAAGAAAGATTTAATGGGCCTACAGTACATCGCAGAACCCAAAAGACTAAAGTTTATGGATCTGACTCTACCAAACAAGAACGTGATGAACTCATGGAAATCTTACGCGATCGCGTAGAGTATCATAAAGATAAGATTATTTCTCCCACCATTTATCAAGAGCTCTGTGGTATGGAAGTTAAGAAAAGTGGTAAGATAGAGCATTCTACAAATACTCATGACGACCAAGTATTCTCCTGGCTCTGGGCGCTTTATATCTACTATAATGGCGGAGATTTGATGAATAACTGGGGGATCGAACGTAGAGTTCTTAAGACTGATGCGGATCTTGAAGAAGCTGTTGTCGATCTCTCTGAAAATGATAAGAGCATTACTCAGGAACTCGATCTTATAGAAGATGAAGAAGTTACTGAGCAGATGCAGGCTATACAGAATGCTCCCGGACGTATGGGTTATGAAGAATGGATGCGTTCTGAATCTGAAAAAGATGAGGCTGCCATGGATAAGCTCTTGGCTAATAAGGCTGTACAGAAATCTTTAGCTGAAAGATATCATGTTGTGGTACCTCAAACAAATAAATCAATACAGACTATTCCTACAGAAGTTTTCTTAGACTTTAATACTCCAGAAGAAGAAATTGAAGTTAGAAATAACGCAGTTCTTGTAGGTAATATGAGTAAATACTGGTAAGGAGGGTATTAATCATGCAAGCAAATAGGATGAATAAACTCCTAGATAAAATTGAACGTCGTCTTGGCGTTAAGCAATTAAACTTACCAGATTATCTTACAAAAGATAAATGGGCAGAAGAAGTAATTGCAAATGAAACTCTAGATACATTTAGTAGATACTTCCCTAATTCTATGCATATCAGAATGGATCTATCTCAGCGTAAATATAATGGATACTATCTCCTCGATGAATATGTGCCTGAAAGTGTAGAGATCCTTGGTGTAAGAGATATCGACTGGTCTCTCTTCTCTAGAGATAGCTTGAGGCTGCAGGAAGCTCAAGGATATGGTACTTATGATTTTATGACCAATAACTATGGCCTTGATGATATAGCTCTACTACAGATGAGAGCCGATCATATGTCTTTATTCAACAATCAGATCTTCGTTGAATTTAAGCCTCCGAATATGATTAAACTTTCTACAGTCACTGGAGCTGATATTACTCGTGGAATGAATAGTTGGCCTGTAGAGATTCTTATTAAGCATGCTCCTAATCTTATGACAATTCCACCTACAATGATGGAAATCTTTGAAGAGCTTGCTGAAACGGATGTGGCATCTTTTCTGTATCAGAACTTAAAATATTATGATGGTCTTGAAACAGTATATGCCTCTATTGATCTTAAAATGGGTGATCTTGAAACTAAAGCTTCTAGAAGAGAAGATATTGTTAATCGTCTTGATGAAGCACATGTTTCTGCAGCTAATACTCATCAACCTCTTATATTTACAATATAAAAAAAATAAAGACAGGTGCAAAGCTGCACCTGTCTTTACTTGTCGTTATGATTAAATATGCGAATGCTTCTTAAGATATCTTCTAATAGCGCAATCTATCTCAATAAGTTTCTTAGCACAATCTTGAGGTTCAAGAATTGCCTTTAGATGATATTTTTCTTTGTCTGTAACAGATTCGCATACAGGATATACATTTCTAACCGTTTTTGTTTTTAAAACACGGCCATATCTATCCCATTCTATTGCTTCTTCAGTATATTCTACAAGTTCAGCTTTAATTAACTCCATATCTAATAAAGCTGGCATATCGAATAACTGAAGCTCATACCGCCTAGCTCCAGTTTGCTTAATAGAGCTTTTAATGATTCCACCATAATTTTCTAAAACGCGTAGAAAATGGTTTATTAAGTATTCCACAATTTCAACCCTCCTATTAAATATACCGATGAACCATATCGATTACATTTAATATCTTGTTGAAATTATCATTTGGTAATAGATTATATACTATCTTTACATCAGCTTTCTTTTCGGCTGCAAGCCTTTTCATTTCTTCTCTCTGCTCATCGCTAGGAATAGCAGCTTTGAGAAATGCTTCTGGCGGATTTGAAAAGATAAGCTTAGCGTTTACAAATATATTGAAAGGACTGACGAGATTAGCCTTTTTATCATCTACATACATTTTACGCCATTCTATATCAGGATCCCATCTTGCTTGTGGAATGAAGAATCCAGATCCTGCAGCCTTAGACATATAAGGAATAGCTATAGAATTTGGCACAAACTCATAATATTCTACATTTGCATTAGTATATTGCAAATAATCCATCAGAAGTGGCAAATACTTATCCATAAAGGTCGTCTGAACCTTCCACATGTTTGCTATAGTAGGAAGATTTATTCCATACATGGAAGCCATAAAAGATTTATAAATAGTATCTATAAATTCTTCTGGCATAAATCCCATCTCCCCATCTTCTGCAGAAATTCCTACAATTTTAAATCCATCTTTATGAGATTGGATAAGATATTCTAAAGCAATATCTTCCTCTCCTTTGGTAAAGAGCCGATGTATAGGACTCTTTCCGACTTCGTCGCCTATATATTCGCGCATACATCAACCCTCCAATAGTTCGATATTATCTTTTGTGCCTCTTGGTGTTACAAATCTACCTTCAACACCTTCTGCTCCAGATTTAGATTCAATCATAGGAAGAGATCTGGGCTCTCCATTAATTAGCATCCTTCCCGTGCCAATTTCCGGACGTTGTAAATAATTAAGCAGTAATAATGCCGCTTGATACATATTGAAACATGAGATTGTATAGTACAAGCCCATCAATCTATCAAGAGTAATATCTACAAATGTAGAATTATCATTCAAGGTTAGTCTGATTCCAGGAACTTTATCAGCATTAGCAATACCTCTATCTATAATTACAGGCATAATATGTATATACTTACCCATAGGAAGATTGCCAATATTAAATTCAGGAATCGGCGATGTAAGAATCAATTCGCCTTTGTTTGTAGCAAACAGATTCTTGTATTTTGTATCTGTAAACCAAGATATTGCTGTTTCCAATCCTTGCTTTACCATCATATATTCTTGGGGGCCTATTCTAATAAACAACTTAGACCCATTTATATCTTTTTGAATTGTCTCAATAGAGAGATAGTAATCAAAACTTCTCTTTATAGAAACTGCTGTGGGCATTTCTGGGACACCCTTCATTGGATATTCATATTCTTTATGAAAATAATATCTCTTTCCATTAGAAACCTTAGAAAGCGATACATTAAATTTTAAAATTAGATTAGGTCCAATGACATATACGTCATCAGATATTTTATCTATTTTAAAGAACTCCATAGGTTCAATTAGTTCTTTAGCCATATTTCATTCTCCTTAAATCTTGTTACTTACAAGTTGACGAAGGATTAAAAAATAATTCGGGAGAGGAAAACCTCTCCCGAATTTTCCCATCGTCGAATAATTATATTATTTTTCAGACAGGGCTGTAGTTCCATCGGCTCTGAATTCGAGTTTAATCGTCTTCATTGCCATGCAAGGACCGCAGAAGCGATAAGGTGTTCCGGCAGTGGTAAGAATAAATGCCTTTGTTTCCTTATCATATTTGTCGAATCTGAAACGTGCTTTAGGATCTCTTTCGAGTGCTTTCTTAAAGACGTCCGCTTTTGCCGCTGCCAACAATCTGTTACGAACAGCCTTTCTAGAATCACTGTTCATATTATTTGTAGGCATGGTAATAAGTGCCACGTACTTGTTCAATTCAAGCAAATCTTTGGTGTACATTCTGCTCGGTTCGAGCGCTTGATATCCACCAGTAAAGAGATCTTTGAACAACTTCTCATTGAAGACGTTATTCTTGCTCTTAGATCTTTCCTCAGAGTCCTTAGGACTTACAAGGATAAGATACATCTGCATATCTTCATATGCCATCATGGTAGGATCTCCGATCAAGATCTTTGCTCTGCGATCAATAATCTTACCAGTATCAATCGTAAAGCTCTTGTACGGATTAGGTCTGTTTACATCGTTAGCTGTAAAGGTAAGGCATGTAATCAGACCGCTGGGTTTGCCGTTGCTTCCAGGACGCATATCATACTTGACCTGTGCCCCACACTCTCGTGCAACTCTTTCGATATCGCCAAGATACTTGTACTGAGAAATCAGCTCGCTGTTGTCGAACTTAGCCTCAGGGGTGGGAGCCGCTTCTGCCTTAGGAAGTTCCTGAATCATATCAGGAGTCTTTCGCACAGTAGGTTCCTTCACATCCGGTTTAACTATGAGATCAAGATCTACATCAACCTTTGCAGGTTCTGCTTTCTTTACCTCAGTCTTCGGCTTGGGAGGATTATCGACCTTATGACGTCCCTTTCCAGGAACGATAGGTTGCTGCTGTGCCTGAGCTACCTGAGCAGGATTCTGCTGCGGGTTCATAGGCTGCTGCATCATGGGATTGGGCTGTCCCATGAAAGGAGGTCTCATTTCCTGCTGAGCCTGATTGTAAGACATATACGAATCAGGAGTTACAGGTTTATAGAAACCAGGATCGGGCATGACCTTTTCCTCTTCCTTCTTAACAAAGGAACTGAAGTCCACGTTCATAGGACCGGGTCTTACCATTGTGGATGCTGCACCCATTGCAGCTTCTGCCATTTCTTCTACGATTGTTTTCGTAAAAGGCTTTTCAGCTTCTGTATCTTTGTCAGAAGTCTGCTTTGCTGCCTCTGTAGCAGCTTCGGTTTCGGACTTAACCTCGAAGTCCTCGGGATTGATCTCGATAGTGCTGGAGTCTTTATCACTGCCAACAGTCGAGGTCTTAGTAGTGGAGTTCTTATTATCTTCAGCGGCCTCAGCCTTGTCATCATTCTGACTCTCGGCTGTACGAGAAGCGCGAAGATCTTCCAACTCCTTTTCGGAAATGTAGCTCGAGAATGCAGGTACATTTGCCTTGCGCTCAAGCCAGATTCTAGCAAATACGTTCATAATCTAGAATCTCCTTTCGTTGAAAAGATATAGAAGACAGATCAATATCTGTCTTCTATTCACTTTTATATTATATCCTTAAAAATATCTTTCTTTACGATTCTTTCAGATCTAACGGATCATCAAATTCCATGGGCTGAATTAGAGTTTCTCGAGATATTTTTATATCATTACATCTCTTTTCTAACTCAGATCCTGTAAGATTGATCTCTACGCAATCTGTCGCATATTTCTTAAATACTGGTTTCTTGAATTCATAAAACTTCTTTGTATGAAAGAATCCAGTATCTACGATATCTTTATAAAGAGTATTAGGATCTCTTGTGCGCCCAAGCGTCTGCTGTGCCAATACTTTAGACTTAAAGGGCTCTGCAAGGTTTACAGTTTCTACAAGGCCTTTAATATCCATTGCTGCTCCAGCACTCTTAGTTGTACTAATGATTATCTTCTTTTGAAGCTCTAGGGGTTTCTTATCAGGAGGTACAATGCTTGTGTATACTCCAACTTGGCCTATAAGCTCAGGGAAACTTTCATATATAAGATCTCTTACATATAGAATTGCTTCATTAGTCCCTACGTAAAACAGATGCTTTCCAGGCTTCTTTAAAGCCATATTTACTAAGACTATAAGAAGCTTTTTAAACTCTGCAGAATGAACTAAATAATCTGTATAAACAGTACGATTCAATCCGTAATTATTCTTACATCTTCCAGCTTCAACCGGAGTAGGATTTGAATTAAATCGAATTGCAGCATACTTTGTATGAGGATCATTCTCACCATCAAATAGATTGATCTTTGGTACATTCTTGAAATAGTAGTTAAAGATAATATTCTCTCCGGCATCGCTTCGTCCAGGAGTTGCTGTAAGATAATAAGTGATAAAGCTATTTGAATAGCAATCAATCTGAAACATAGAATCGAAGTTCAGATGTGCTTCATCATAAAACTTTACTCCTATTTGGCAATGTCTAAAAAATTCTCTAATCTTATCCCATCCTTGTTTATCTCCAATACTTTTTATGGTCGAATGCGTAGATAGGATTACTTTATATTTAGATACGTCTCTATTTAATAGCTTCATCAATGAAGGGGCCCCAGAAATAAAATAAATTTCATCTTCAGTAATATTTGTATATTCCATGAAGAATTTCTTCCATTGCTCAAGCCATCCAACATTGTTTGTTATTACCATAGATCTGAATCCAAGATATGCTGCTACGGCAATAGCACAATAAGTCTTTCCCTTACCAGTATTTAGATTTACAGACATCATTGTGCTGGTCTCATTTCTAAAATATTTATCCATGCTAAGCATAAATTTGATAGCTTCTTTTTGTGTATCATCTCTCGGTTTATACTTAAGCATAATAGGTCCTACATCTCCAGTAGGATCCATACTAGAATCTACTATAGGTTCAGACTGTAATAATCTTTCTATATATCCGATATCAATACCTCTCGGAAGCATCAATATCTTATTTTCTTCATCATAAATCATTCCTTTTGGGAATCTTTTGTGATAAGTCATATCATAAATCGAAAACATTTTTTCAATTTGAGGACAATCACCCATTGTATAATTATTGACCTCTATGTGAGTTCGATAGATGACGATTTTATTCATAATTATCACCTCATTAATTTGTTCAAGCTTCTATATAAACCTAAAATGGACTAATTAGAAAAAAAAAAGAAACAGCTCTCGAAAGGACTGTTTCTTTTCTGAATTTATCAGATTACATAATGCTGATAATATCCTTGAAAGCTCCGATAAGCTTATCAAAATTCTTTTCGGTGCGCTTTCCATAGATATCGATTACTGCATCTGCAAATTCAGGATACTGATTGAAGATGTCGAGCCATTTAGCCTTTTTCTCGGCCATAGCTTCAGGCGACTCTTCCTGCATAAAGGGGTCTACGAGGACCTTCTTGTCGATGTTCTGGTTGTTGTTCATTTTTTCATTCTCCTTTGAAATAATGTATTTATAATAACTCTTTCGAGGTTATTTAACGAGTACTATCAGCAATTGCCGGCGCTGATAGCATTGTCGGATCCATCGCCTAATGGATCACAGGATTCAAATGAGTCGGAGAATGATAACCCATTCTCCTCCTGCATATTATGAAGAACTATGTTACCTTTCACACAATTGTATATTCAAGGATAGGAGATCGTATGAAAACAAACAAATCATGTGCACACCTTTCGTTCTTCATAATTATATTATATAATTAAAAATAATTATATTCCCATAAATAAAGAGAGTGCTATTTCTAGCACTCTCTTTAAATCATTTTAGAATCTAATAATATTTGTAGAATTATTATAAGGATTTCCTCTAAATAATCCTACAGATTCTATTGGGAATCCAGAGACATTGTCTTTAATGATTTCCGAATATTCAATAAACGGAAGAATCCATCCAGGCAGTGGCTCATTTAAAGGAATTGCAATAGAGTTGATTCCTGTAGAGTATTCTCTAGTCTTCATCAGTTCAATTGCTCTTTCATAAACTCCTGGGAATGTTTCTCTTATTCTATCTATATTTTTCATATTCATATCAACCTTTACGACGTCAACAGAATTTCTTATAGACAGATCAAGGGCTTCGGTTCCAGGCTCATGAAGAGCATTATAAGCATGAGAAGCTGTAATACCTTGAATCCTCATAGGATTCTCATAAGATGAAAGAGATTTGACCTTAACAGGCTTGAAAAATTCTTTCTTACCAGCATTAATAGAGTCAAAGATCTCCTTCTCAACTTTTGCAATATCTCTCAATATCTGAATTTGATCTATAGTTTCAGTATTAAGAATATCATCGTACAGAATAGTTTTAAGACGTTTCTGCACAGCCACGTTAGTACTTGATTTTACAAATGCATCCATACCCTTAATATCAAGAGACTTCTCTTCAGGAACTCTATTTCCCTCCTGAAGTTCCATCTTAGATGCATAGTGTTTCTTTGCATCTGTAATCAATACACGGCGAAATAGGAATTCATTCTTGAGTGAAATTAGACATGCTCTTTCATTTGTAGAATGAGCATTATCACAATACCTCTCCATATAATCATTCACAAGAATTCCTATACAATAAGCTAAGATATTTATAATAGAATATCTTAATCCATCTTGAGGAATAATGACCATTGGATCTATAAGACGATCTACTTCAATGATATCATCATTAACAAAACTATATTCATCAACTTTCTGAATGGGTTCAGAAATTTCCATATTGCCATCAGCAAATTCAGCAGCATTTACTACTTCATTCTTAATAGCCATGGGAATACCTACGCACATTTCTCTTACATAGCGATACCATCCATCAAAAGATACAATGGCACTATCCGTGTCTTGTATAATACTTACAGATCTGATCATAGATGTCATCTTTTCAATTTTGTCAATGATTTGGAATCCATAATATACATATTCTTTCAAGACATCGCAGAATTCCTTAAGAGCCTCAAGAATTTCTTCCGGAGGTTCATTAGGATCAAGGAAAGGTGCTTTAAGAGTTTGAAGAAGATAAAGTATTGCTTGCTTAATAGGAGCATTATCAATAAAATGGAACAAGTTATTCTTATAGAAGAGTCTATCAAGATTATCTTGATCCAGCTTACAAAGAACTTCCCACACAATATGCATTTCATCTTCTGAAGGAGTCCATCCGAATCCTGTTGAGCTCATAAGTTTAAAGAAGCATTCTTCAATAGAAGCATGGTTAGTTATAATATTATAGCTATTATAATGACGCTTCTCAAGATGAATTACATTATGAATAAACTCCATAAGCTCATTAAGGGATCCAAATGGAACATTGTTGTTTAAGAAACTTTCAAAGAATAATGCTGCTGTACTATTACAAGATTTGCCTTGTCGAGTAACACTCGATGCTGTATAAAGATTGTAATATATGCAAGAGTGCTGTCCCGTCGCACCATAGTCGATGTGTTCATATGGGTCGCTAATCCATACAGTTCTTTTATGAACTTCTCTATATCTCTATAGAGTCCAGACTATATCTTCACCAGTTAAGGTGTCCAGTACAGGATCTCGCGGTTTTGAGACCTCTTAGTCGTTGAACCAATTTTAATTAGATATTAGAATTTGTATTTACAAGAGATATCAATAAAACTTTTTCTATTACGGATTAATCTAATTAATTCGTAATTTTGTTTGTCATCTCTTGCTGATTTAAGAGTTTTACCAAAGACTTTTTCATATACAGCTTTATTATCTAATCCTAATTCTATATATTTGCAAATATCTTCGATAACTTCCTTTGAGTTTGACCTAAATCTTTGATCATATTCTGGAAAGGTATAATCTTTCGATATATGCCCCCATGCAATACCTCTATAAATATTACCAATCATGTCCATATTATTGTCTGTAATCGGGATATTCATTGTAGATAGTATCTCTTTGTATCTCATTCCTTTTGAAAGCATTTCGCATATTTGACGAACTTCGTCATTTGTAAACTTTGCTAAATGACTATTTTCTCCAATATGATTTAATGCTAATCCGGTTTGAAAAGCGTGTTGAGAGTTCTCTTTTGGGGTACTCCACTCAAGATTAATATCATGATTATATTTCTTATTTCCATTTTTATGATTAACCTGAATTTGATCGTTTTCTTTTTCAGCAACAAAATTTTCAGCTACAAGCCTATGAACTAAAAGAGATCCACTTTTAATTGAATCATTGTGTCTTAAAGTTACAGACTCATATCCTGCTGACTGATTACTATGTCTGACATATTTATTCATTTTCAGATCATAGATATTTCCAAAATTGCTTATAAGATATTCACCAGGATTGATTCCATGATAAATCAAAGGTTTCCATACTTCATTATCGTCTTTATTATAATAAATTAACGGGTCATGTAGAATCATATTTTATATGCCTCCTTTCTATTATTATAATATCTAATTAAAATTTCGGCTGCTGATTGCCCATTGCATATTAATCCTTAGAGTTTCCTCATAGATCATCTCATAACTTGTTTCTGACTTTCGTCTCCATATAGGCTTATGAGCTTTAGGGTGTCCCAGCAATTCTCTGGATATTTGTCTTCCACCTTTTCAGATAGAATGGGCAATCATATTTACCCATTGGCATCGATTTTCAACAGAAGTTGCAAAAGATTATACTTCTCAAAATCTTCAGACCCTTTCGGATACTTAAACATTTCTTTTTTCATCTGCTTACGAGCAGTAATAAATCCATCTATCAAGTGATAGACCGGATTTGGCATTGTTCCATGGCGATTAAATAATACACCATAGGACGTTATGATTGGTTCTTTAGATATGATATAATCTGCCAAAGATCTTACTGTCATATCTACTTTCTTTTTCTTATAATTATTATCGATTACTACATCTGCATCTTGAAAATGCCTAGATATAGAATCGTCAATAGCCGCTGCCAGTTCACCATCCGATAAAAGAGGGAAATTCATCTTCATCATAGGGAGCATGATTTCCTTATACTTTGTTATAGTAGGACTGACTGGATAATTGGCTAAAGGTGTTCGTAAATTGTCATAGTTCAAAATTGCTTTCATTTACGCTTCTCCTTTTTGATATTAATTACGTGTCCGAATATTCTTATTTCTTTACCACCATCTCTATTAAATACATAAGCGGCTCGTTCTTTACGATATTTCTTACTATATTTGCAGAGAATTTCATCTACAATAATAGCATTTGCTTGAGTGCCATGTACTGGGTCGACAATATAATAGTCTTCTCCTAAGAGGTAATCACATAACCCGTTGATAGCTTCTTGCGAAGATATTTCCTTATCTTCAAAAAGCTGCTGTATTAAGGGTCTTGCTGTTTTCACATTAATCGTCCTCCTTAAGGTTAATAATGATAATAATCGCATTTCTACCTTCTGGATGAGCTTTCTCATCCAATGTAAAGATAGTAATACTGCGATCAAAATTTTCATATTCGAATACGGACTCTACCGTCTCGGTATCATAGCCTAATTGCATAATTGAAGTATCACTTCTGAGATACAAACGATTATGCTCTGAATAATCTATTATACCAGCATCTGAATTGATAATAAAGGCATTATGATGCTGCGCTAAGAAACTAGTTCTATGTGCAATATCAATAACCATTGCGAAGAATGCCCGTTTAAAATCCCCATCAGATGGATTATTCATATCCTGAATATTTGCCATTATCTCTTTAATTAGCATCTCCATTGCTACCATCTTAAATGGAGCTCTAGGCAGATTAAGAATCTCCATGTCTGGATTCAAGGACATGGAGGATAAAGCTGTAGTTGTTTCTTCATCGTACATTCTCGTTAATACCGTACAATATTGATTTGGTTTGTACTTTTTAGAAAAATCATCATTTAATGCCATATATGGATTTCCTTTATACCATATAGCATTTAAACGATTAGGAGTTTTTGCTGTCTCCGATATTTTGTGTGCTTGATATTCAGTGTTCATAAACCACACCTCCATTTATATTACTGTTTTCAAGCCGATCAAAGTTCATATTATGATCATATTTATATTATCTAACCGAGCAACATTTATGTAATCTAAATTTTTAAGGAGGCTGTTACAAATGTTTTATGGCAATGTTTCCAGCGGCGTATTTGGTGGGGCAGATGTTAAGCTCGAGAGTGTGCTCAAGAACCCCAACCAATTCCGTGAAGCTGTAATTTGTGAAACCATTAGATCCCTTCCCTCTGAGAAGATCAAAGAGTTCTGCACTTCTGAAGAGGCAAAGGCAATGATTAATGAAGGATATATTACTCAGGATACTATCGAAAGACTTGCTGATAGCTGCGATACAAGCATCTTCAAGACTACTGTTTGTCACATGGCAAAAGAGGCAGATGATCCCGACTGGGATGCATTCGTAATGCATCAGATTGAGTCTCGTAGACTTATGAATGATATGATTGCGAAGTATGGCGATAAGGCTAAAGATATCGCCGATAATGCTCAGACCGACTTTGTTGAGCATTGTGTTCCCGAATACTTCCGCAAGTAATATTAACTAACTATATTGTAATCGGTGAATGGGTCGTGCAAGATTCTTTTCATGGATATTCCTTTCTTAAAAATATAGCAAGAGGGCAATAGTCCTCTTGCTCTATTTTTTATTTTAGGCATATATTATAATTGTGATTAGATGAAGAAATTTAGATAATTACCTTATCTAAAACACTTCATTAATAAAGGAAAAACTTTTATCAAATCACAAAAAGGAGAATGAAAATGGAAGGTTACTATAATGCTTTGTGTCGACTTAATACAGACGAGTATGCGGTCGATGCTCTTAATCATCCAGAGAATTATGGTGTATATGCGGCAGTAATATCTGGTACACCGATTCGTATTAACACAAAAGATATTACGGTAGAAACTTGGCAGAGTCATTATGATTCTGTCCTTAATCTTCTGAAAGATGGTATTGAAACAGAGACTGTGCAAAAATGTTTCATTACTATTACATTTGCAGATGGTATTGTTGTAGAACTCGCTATCACTGACTATCTCATCAATTTGATGATGTGGAATATGCTGATTCGTACAAATCATCAAATCGAATCGAAGCATATCTTTTTCGACACCGAGATTAAGAAAGATACGATTAAAGATTATATTGATATATTCCTTATCGATGTAAGTCGTAAACAGTTCACAAATAAAGAGCTTAATAATATTATTGATGATACATTGTATAGAATTCATGATATTGATGGGTTTGCAATGTATTTGTCAAATACAGTTAATCTCGAAGACAATGTATTTCTTATGCAGAAATGTCCCGAGTTTAATGAGTGCATGCATGCAGATTTATCAAGTGTACCGATTGAAGATGTAAAATCCGTCGGTATGAATTATGCAAATCGTGCTATTGATATTATGAAAGATGCTAAAAAGTATCTCGGATATGATCACTGTCTTGCAGATGCCTGTAGAGCTTCTGAAGGTATCAATCCTAAGCAGTTTAAAGAGTTTACAATCAATATTGGAACCAAACCAGATGGCCATGGCGGAATCTTCCCCATTCCGATTCTAAACTCTTTCATCAATGGTGGTGTAGCAGATCCGCAGGATTATTTTATCGAATCTTCTACGGGTCGTACAGCACAGATTATCAAATATAATAACGTAGGCTCTTCTGGACATTTTGCGCGTCTTCTCGGATTGAATAATATGGACTCATTCCTGCATCCTGATCCGAATTATGATTGCTGTACACCAAATTATGTTCAAGTTGTAATCAAAGATAAGAATCATCTTAAGATGCTTCGTAATAGATATTATCGTTTGCATCCAAGAGGGGTTGAAAAGATTATTGGTCCTAAAGATAGTGATCTTATTGGGCAGCTTATCTATCTCAGATCTCCTATCACTTGTGCTTCTGCTGCAAGAGGACAGGGTATCTGTTATAAGTGCTATGGAGATCTTGCGTATACCGTATACGATGCTGGTATCCATTTCGGTGTAAATATCGGACGTATCGCATCAGAAACTTTGTCGTCCAGCTTAACTCAGAAACTTCTTTCTGCAAAGCATCTTCTTGAAGCATTTGTAGAAAAAATTGTATGGGTTAAAGAATTTAATGAACTCTTTGAGATTGAAGGCAATATCATCAAGCTTAATAGTGAGGTAAGAGTTAATGACTATAAGTTTATTATCGATCCAGAAGCTATCGAGCTTGAAAATGAAGAAGATGATGACCTTGGTAACTTCGATGATGAAGAAGGTGGAGGAGGATTTGCAATTTATAATGAGTATGTCACCGAATTTGATGTACTTTGCAATGGAGAGCTGATCCATATCTCCAATGATAAGAACGCCAAGCTCTATATCTCTACTGAGTTTAATACTATTATTCGTAAGAAAGGAGAACCGATCGATGATAAGATCTCTATCGATTTTAGTGAATTGACTGAGATTCCATTGTTTATCGTTCCTATCGAGAATAATGAGCTTTCTAAAACACTTAATCACCTTGAACACTTGTTGAATAAGAATAGTACCATTAAGGGTATGGATATTCATCAGCTGCTTCAAGCTTTGTTAGCTACGGCTATTGAAGGTGGATTGAAGCTCGCTTCTACACACCTTGAAGTAATCGTATCTAATCAGATTAGAGATGCTGAAGATATTCTGAAGAAACCGAAATGGTTCCAACTTAATCCTGATTATGAGATCCTGTCTCTTAATAGAGCTCTAACTTGTAATCCTAGCGTTACCATTTCGATGAGTTACCAGAAAGTAAGTAAGCTTCTTTATAATCCGCTTACTTTCAAGAAGAATGGAACTTCGTTTATGGATCTATTCTTTATGGAAAGACCGCAGTATGCTATTAATGGAATCGATCTCGATCATGAGGAAGAGTTTGTTCCTAAGCCCGGAGAACTCTTTGAACCTATTGTTTATTTCGAAGATCCCAATAAAGTTACTGCAGCTGTATCTGCAGATGATATGGATACAGATGAATAATTATATGGAGAGTGGTAATCAAATACCACTCTCCTTCGAATATTTTCCATATTTATTTTTTATGTAACTTTAACGTAATTATAGAAAAGGAGAGTGATTTATCTTATGAGTAGTTTTAATGCAAACTCTCAAGCTTATAATATCGCTACCGAGAATGAGCTTGCAGAGGTTTTGTCTCACTACAGTTCTGAATTTGTATTCAGTATTATTGACAAATCTATGAGCAATCGTTTTTTGACAGTTCCCTCCGTTGCAATCCCGAACGTTGTAGGAGCATGGGAGCAGAACTTTAAAGCAATTATTGCTCAATATGGATCTGATAGTACTATGGAGGTTGCTAGAGTAAGATCCGAAACATACCGTGAAATTATCGATGCTATTTGTAAAGAATTCAATCTGAATTTTACAATTGATGATAGCGTCGATCTTTATTCTGCTGCATACCAGCTTTATGATTTGTTTGTATGTAATTTTGCAGAGAGTCTTACTACATTCTTTGCTAATTTCATCTATCGTGAAAGATCTAGCTTGTACGATTCGCTTGGTCTTGCCGATATGAAGAAAAATAAAGATAGCAGTACAATCTATGGCAAGAAGATCTATAAAGATATTAAACTTGCGATTATCAATGCAAATATTGATATGGTGATTAGAGAAGTTTGTGCAATGGAGTTCCCCTTCCATGCAATTATTTCTTTGATTTGTGGAAATACTTCTGAGCTTAAGAAGTATATTCTTACCATTGTAAGTGCAGACAATACATTCTTCCAGAATGCTTATGTAACCGCACTTAATTCTGATATCAGAGCAGAGCTTATTACAGCTATTAGAATTAAACTTCAGAAGCTTGCACTTTCTCATGAGCAGATTGTCGATGCTTCTGAGCTTAATGTTGTAGCTCAGCCTGCTGCCGAAGACCCCGCTGAATAATTTTAAGGAGAAATAAAACAATGCCTGAAAATAAGAATAATGAAGTAGTTCATGAGGCCACAAATGCTATGCTAGATAAGGATACAGAGATTCTCTCTGATATTATCGAAGTAGCAAAAGCTGAAAGAGAAGCTAATCCAGATGCTGACATGGAAAAAATTGCCGCATCTGTTGAAGTTAATCCAGAGGCTGAGCTTGAATCAAGACGTATAACTGTACCTACTGGTGCAGATGAAAATGCCATCGATCTTATTGCTAAAGAAGTTGAAGATATGCCTTCTGTAGATATTGATATATTTGATGCAGCGGATCCTGAAAAAGTAGATGCAGCAATTGAGAATCTTACTACAGAAAATGCTAAGGAAAACTTCAATCTTAGTGATGAAGAGACAATGGTATTTATGGATATCATCCATAATTTTAATAAGCCTGGCTATAGAGTTTATAATAATCTTCCCGATTCTGTAAAGGTTATTGTAGATACTCTTATGAGACAGAATGGTATTGCTCTTAAGCACAGAGAGGAAGTAGCACGTACTATTCTTAAAGAAATGATTAGCGATGCTGGTGTTGAGCAGGCCTTCGTTGATTTCGAGAAATCTCTTAATGAAGCTCTGAATATGCCTAGTATCGTTGATATGTATACGGAGCATACGAGAGAAACTATGGAAGTCCGTATTCCCGAAATGATTGAAAAAATTAAGGATATTGCTCCCGAAAAGGCAGAAACTCTTCAGGCCGTTAAGGATCAGTTTACTAAAGCTTATACTTTGTCCGAGACTTATAAAATTTATGAGGCTAATAATCAGGTTCGTAAGGCTGTTCGTCGCTATGAGAATGAATATAAGAAGTCTCTTTATAGGCTTAATTATATCAATCAGGATAGTACGTTCAAGTTTAACGACGCGATGGAGATGCCTGTAGCTCTTACTAAGGTTCTTATTACGGATCCTTCTCTACCTGCCATTGAGGAGACTGCTTTAAGAACTAGATTGAGAGAAATGAAGATCAATGATGTAGATATCAAGAAGTTCTGTATTCTCATTGCACTTACTTGTGCTAGTGATTCTAAGGAACTTCTTAATGCTGCATATACATATTACCTGATCCGTAATATTATTACACTCAAGCATACCCAGGAGGCCAAAACAGATTTCGCTGTCGAACTTATTAATAATATTTGTGATGTAATCGCTTTTATTCGTGATAAGGAGGCCTACTTACATGCAACAAATCTGGACAAATCCGAGCCTGCAAAGAAGCTTCACGGCAACAGGCCTACAAAGAAGTGAGTTTGAGCAATATCTAAAGCTCGCTCTCAATAATAAAGAGATTCTGGTATTTCCTAATATGGAGTATCAGTTTGTCTTTTATGATGCAAATTATGGAACTCGTCGAACCGTAACTGGCCTAGTTACGAAGGTTTACGAAGACCAAATCAAAATCAAAGTACTTGATATTAAGAAAGATGCAGTAGACTGTTCTGGATGTAAGAACAGAAACAATTGCTCTAAGTATCAAGAAAATCAAAATATTAAGCAGAATACAGCTCCAATGCCGACATGTAACTGTATTCTAAATCCTCCGGATACTAGTAAGTATGATGGACCTACTACATATTTTATTCCGGTGGCAAACATCATGTCAATAAATTATGTAAAATTCAATCCAGAAATACCTAAGCCGAAGGGAGGAACAAAAGTTATGCTGCTCGGCATTTCAGCAACGATGGTTAAGGCTATCATTATCCATCTAGAATTCTTTGATGATAGTACTGATAATGCTGTAAAGTATGTAGACATCCAGAAAGATGGAATTTACAATATAGCATATGAAGCAAAGAACGGAACCATTTTTGAAGTATATGGTAAAGTTCATGCTATTAATGAAGTCGGAGGGCCTCCTCCTAGACCTCATGGTCCTGTCCGTGAAAATGTAGGATTTAATAATTCTGTATTTATTGACGAATGCGGCTGTAATGAGCATACTAAAGATGACTTCATGAAAGAACCTCCTGTAAAGAGAGTTGAGATTATTATTGATGCCTCTGATGATTTCTCTGGAAGCTATGAAAGAATCATGCTCGACTCTATCAGAGATTGTACATTAATTCAAGCTCCAGAAGGAGCAGGCGATTCTGCAGGAACTGTTAATCCTGATGAAGGATGCTGCGATTGCTGTGATAAAAATAAGCCTATGGAATATAGTTACAACAATGATACGAAGGTTATTGTTAAAGGAGATAAGGTAGATATTTTTATTAAGGGTCAGAAATCTGAAACAGATCTCGATGCTCTTATCAAGTATTATCTTGCTCTATAATTAATTGAGTCCCTTCCCCAACAATGGGAAGGGACTCAATATTTTTCCTTTTGTAACAATTAATTAAAGAAATTAGAAGGAGGACTAATTGCAGTTATGCCGATTATTTCTGTTAATCCAATCGATAAAAAGATCTATCGAGTGACCGTAACATTGGGTCACAATATGATGGAGAATATAGTAGTTTCCGATGATGGATTGTATAGTGTTTTCTATATCCAGAATGGCACTAGCCACAATCATACCGGGCGTATTCTGAATGTTATTCAGAATAATATGATGCCTCAGAACAGTTATATTTTATTTGACTGGTCTGCAGATAATCACAATCGTAGAGAAAGAATTTACTTCCATCAGATCCAGTACATTAAAGATGTAACTCCTAATGATGCATATAGAATTGCTGTACAGCATGGATTTGTTGGATCTGTTGAAGACTGGCTTGAATCCATGCGTGGTTACCCTGGAAAGAGTAACTACGAGATTGCTGTCGAGTGCGGTTACGAAGGAACACAGGCAGAATACATTGAAAGCTGTCGTGGAGCTCGTGGTTATAGTGCTTATGAGATTGCAGTAAGAAATGGCTTCCAAGGAACTGAAGAGGAGTGGCTAGCTTCTCTTACAGGCAAGGATGGTAAGTCCGCTTACGAGATTGCGGTTGAGCATGGATATGAAGGTACCGAAGAAGAGTGGATCAACGATATTATGGCAGGCGGAGGAAGCTCTGGAGGAACTGGAGCTGACGGTAAATCCGCTTACGAGATTGCTTGTGATCATGGCTTTAAAGGAACTGAAGAAGAGTGGCTTGAATCCCTTAAGGGAGAACCTGGAGAGCCTGGTAGAGACGGTACAATCGGTAAAGATGGTAAATCCGCATATCAGATTGCACTTGATCATGGTTTCGAGGGAGATGAGACTGCTTGGTTAAAATCTCTTTGCGGTAAGTCTGCATATGAGCTTGCTATTGAGCATGGATTTAAGGGATCTGAAGATGAATGGCTGGATTCTCTTAAAGGTGCAAATGGTAAGAGCGCATATGATATTGCTGTTGAACACGGTTTTGAAGGTGATGAAATTGCTTGGCTCGAGTCTCTTAGAGGTAAGGATGGTAAATCCGCATATGAGCTTGCTGTTGAGCATGGATTCGAAGGAACCATCGAGGAGTGGTTCGCTCAGAATGGCGATGTGACCATTGTCTACCAGGATGTAGAGGGCCTTAAGCAGGCATCTACTTGGACTGATGGCATGTAATTAATATGGAATTAATAGTGGAATCTTTTTCTAGATTCCACTATTAAATTTTATATATTGTATCCTCAATATTCTCAGAGGAACAAATTCTAAAATCGAACAATTTAAATAAAGGTTTAATTCTTGGACTTTTCAGTCCGCATTCGGTTATGCCTTAAAAATCTTTTAAAAGAGGAGGGTATACTCTATCATGATGTTTTGGCATATTGTAACCTCGAGTGTGTATCGTGCTGGAACTCCTACTGAAGGTGACATGTACTTCATTTCGGATACCAGAGAGATCTATCGTGGTTCGGAATTGTTCACAGAGTCCGTAACTCTGTATGAGACGCTTCCTACTGTTTCAATTGCTATTAATCGTCTATACATTGATAAGAATACTCTTGAGGGCAAGATTTACGATGGTTCTAAGTGGACCACCGTTATTAAGCCTGTAGAGACTACTTTCAATGCAGAGAGCGAGAATCCTGTCACTGCTAAGGCAATTGCTGGCTACGTTGCTGATCAGATTGCAAATGTTACCGGTTCTGGTGATGTTGTTACTGAGGTAACGTGGGATGAAGCTAATGCTATTCTTAGCGTTAAGAAGGGAAGCAGCGCTACTGAGACTATCGTATTTGATGGCCTTGGTGTAACGCTTACCTATGATGCTGCTACTGGTTCGCTCCAGTTGGCAGATGTTTCTGGCAATAAGATCGGCGATGCTATTAGCCTCGATCTCGAGCGCTTTGTAACTGCCGGTGAATATAATGCCGATACTCAGGAAATCATCCTGTACTTCGATGCCGACAAGACTGAGTCTGTTACGATTCCTGTTGGTGCACTTGTAGATACCTACACTGCCGAGTCCAGTACGACTCTCGATCTTACCGTTTCTGGCAACAAGTTTGTTGGTAATGTAAAGATCTCTACTACTGAGGGCAACCTTATTACTGTCAATGAAGATGGTATTTATGTTGCTCCTATTGATATTTCTGGCAAGATGGATAAGGTTGCTGGAGCAGTTGAGGGCGATATCGCTGTTCTCGATGCTGATGGTAATGTTGTTGATTCTGGCAAGAAGTTCGAAGACCTCGTTCCTAATAATAAGGTTTACGAGGGCGCTACTCTTGATGAGGCTATTACTGGCGTAACTCCTATCAAGGGCGATGTTGCAATCGTTTCTTCTCCTATTGGCGAGACTGGTAAGGTTCAGAAGACTGTTCACCAGTACGATGGTGAGAAGTGGAATGCTTTCGATTCTGACTATGATGCGAGCAAGGTATTCCTTTCTTCCGACTGGATTACCACTACGAAGATTGGTCAGATCCAGACGCTTACTGGCGGTCAGGCTGTTGTTGCTCCTGCTGGTACTGATGTCGCTACTGCTCTCATGAAGCTCACCGCTAAAGAAGAGCAGCCTACCGTTTCTGATCCTGCTGTATCTTGGGCTAATAGCTCTGCTAGCGAATTCAAGGCATACGAGGTTGGTGAAATTGTTCCTATTTCCGTTACTGCAGCACTTTCTGCTGGTAGCTACAGCTACGGTAGAATCGATGCCGATGGTAAATATGAAACAGCTACTTCTGCTGGTATTGCAGCAACTGGCTATACCTTCACCGATACTAATGGTGTAGAGCGTACTGGTAGCAATACTGCTGTATTCGATGATGTAGAGGTTACTGACGGAATCAACTACAAGGTTACTGCTTCTGTAACTTACGATGGTTCTGCATATAAGCCTGCTACTAACTTCAAGAATCTCTCAACTAAGTCTACTATTGCAGCTGGTTCTAAGAGTGCTACGACCGGTGCTATTACTGGATATCGTAACTGCTTCTATGGAACTCTCACCGAGAAGGATTCTGTTCTTACTTCGTCCATTATCCGTGGCCTGACTGCTACTGGTAAGGCCGTTGCTAAGGGAACTACTCTTAGTCTCTCTGTACCTGCTGGCATTATGAGAGCTATCGTCGCATATCCTGCAAGCGCTACTACTCTTACTGCTCTTAGCTCCGTTAAGGATGCTAATGACTCCAATGCTGAGATCTCGTCTTCGTTCGAGATGACTCAGATCGACGTTGAAGGTAAGAATGGATATACCGCTGTAGCATATAAGGTATTTGTCAAGACCTGGGCTTCTGGTAATGGTAAGGCAAACACCTATGCTATCACTATCTAAGAAAGGAGGTAGAATGTAATGGCTGGATATAGTTATGAAATGATTACAAACATTTTGGGCAGAGCTGTTGCTTTTATGCCCGAGACCGCATTCCCGCTTGATGCGAGAGTTTACTTTGGTTCGTATACTGAGGCAGCTGCAGCCGCTAAGAGTGCTAAGCCTGCTGGTTCTAACGAATCCATCTACTTCTATGGTCAGCAGATCTATGTTGTAGAAAATGATGTTGTTACGACCTACCTTATTCAGGTAGATGGTAGCCTTAAGGAGGTAGGATCTGCTACTCTTGGCGATGAGAAGACTATTTCTCTTGGTGAAGATGGCGTTCTTAGCCTTAAGAATTTCGGTAAGCAGTACTATGCTTACGTACCTGCAGATGTTATCATCGAGGGTACTTACACAACTGCTGATGAGCTTCCTACTGAGGGAGTTAATGCTGGAGAGTATGCTAAGGTTGGCGATGCTTACTATCTTTATAATGGAGAGGCATGGGCTGTTGCTACAACGGCTCCTAAGACCCAGGCCGAGCATGTTCTCACTGAAGGCTGGCAGACTGGACTTGAGCCCAAGGTTGTAGCTGCCGCTTCTGGCGATGGCTATGAGCTTGCATGGTATGAGCCTTCTTCGACTACTGTCGAGGGACTTAACTCTATCGTTGCTGGCGTTCAGACAAGTGTTTCTAACCTTGCTGATGCCGTTGCTGCAAATAAGACTGCTGCTGAGCAGGATGTAGCTGATGAAGCTGCTGCTCGCGAGGCTGCTGATTCTGAGCTTAATACCAAGATCGCTGGTAATACTGCAGCTATCAATAAGCTTAATGGCGGTGCTGAGAATGAGGGTTCGGTGCTTCATACTGTTAACACTGTTCTTGCACAGCTTGTTGGTGATGGTTCTCAGGAGACTATTGACTCTCTTACTGAGCTCGTAGAGTGGGCTAACTCTCACTCCACTGAGGTTGTTGAGATGAGCAATGATATCGAGCAGAATAAGGTAGATATCTCTGCCCTTGAGACTCTGCTTGGTACTCTTCCCGAGGGTGTAACTGCAACTACTGTTGTAGCATACATTGCCGAGGCTGTTAAGGCTGAAGAGACTCGTGCTCTTGCAGCTGAGAAGGCCCTTAGCGATCGTCTTGATACTGCTGAGGCTACTCTTAATGGTCTTGGAACTGCTGCACAGGCAGATGCTGATGACTTTGCAACTGCTGAGCAGGGTGCTAAGGCAGATACTGCAGTACAGAGTGTTGTATCTAGCGACAATGGTTATGTTGCTGTAGATAATGACAAGGTTAAAGTATACGAGCTTCCTGCTGCTAAAGTTAATCAGCTTGGTGGTATCACTCCCGATGGTGCTTCTATCGTTACTGATGATAACGGTGTTGCTTCTGTATCGGCTGTTGATTCCTCTAAGGTTACTGGCCTTGATGCTAAGCTTGAGGCTACCCAGAATGCTGCCGAGGCTGCTGCTCAGGAGTACACTGATGAGAATGCTGTTGCTAAGAGCTCCGTAGTTGCTACGGCTGCCGAGGCTGCTGCTTCTGTCGATGAAGCTTCTGCTGAAAAGGTTGCATCTGAGAAGCTTATTCTCGAGCTCTTTACTTGGAAGACCGAGATGTAATATATGTGGCCCGAGAGAATATTATTTCTCTCGGGCTTTACTAACAAATTCGCTCGCCCTCTTTTGGGTGATTTAAAACATAATAATAAACTATTTAAATCATTTAAGTAGAATTTATTTCTCAGGAGGAATAATTAATATGCTTTCATGGTATGTCTTGACAAGCAGTGCATTTAAGACTGCTGTCGAAGCTAATAAGGTCACCAGCGATATGATGATCTTTACTAGCGATACTCACGAAATTTATCGTGGAACTCAGGCGTACACCGAGTCTACCGTTCTCTTTACTGGTACTAACGGTGCACATCCTACTCAGACTGCCGCTGTAGGCAAGTTGTACATTAACTCTGCTACTCTCGAGGGTTGGGTATACAATGGTACTTCTTGGACTCAGGTAATTAAGGCAGTCGCTACTACTGTTAATGCTTCTGATACAACTCAGGCTGTTTCTGGTAAGGCTGTTGCCGATTACGTTGCAACCGAGGTTGGAAAGGCTCAGAGTAATGTAACGGAGCTTGAGAAGACTGTTGCTGCAAATAAGACTGCTGCTGAGCAGGCAGTTGCTGCTGAGGCTACTGCTCGTGAGGCCGCAGATGGAACTCTTCAGGGTAATATCGATACTCTCTCTGGTACTGTAACTGCTAATAAGACGGCTGCAGATACTGGTATTCAGGAAGCTAAGGATGCGGCTGCAGCTGCTAAGACTGCTGCAGATGAGGCTCAGGCTGATGCTGATAAGAATGCCGAAGATATTGCTGCTATTAATACCACTCTTGCATCTGTTGCAACTGATGGCGAGCTTAATGCTGCAAAGCAGGATCTTCAGGCTAAGATCGATGCTGTTGATGGCAAGGCTGATGCAAATGCTGCAGCTATTGAGCTTCTTAACGGTGCCGCTGAGACTGAAGGATCCGTTCTTTACATGATCAATGATGTTCTTGTTGATCTTGTTGGTGATGGTTCTCAGGCTACTATCGACTCTCTTACTGAGCTTGTAAACTGGGCAAATGAGCATGCTTCTGATGTTATCGAGATGAATAATAGCATCTCTGCTAACACTAGCGGTGTTGCTGCAAATGCTAGCGCTATCGATGCTCTCGAGGCTCTTGTAGGCACGCTTCCTAGTGGAACTTCCGCTACGACTGTATGTCTCTACATTGCAGAGGTTGCTGCTGATCTTGCTGAAGAGGTAACTGCTCGCACTAACGGCGATGCTGCTCTTGCAGAAGATATCAGCGAGCTTAACACTGCTGTAACTAACCTTACCACGACAGTTGGTAATAATAAGACTGCTCTTGAGCAGGCTGATGCACAGCTTCGTGAGGATCTTACTGCTCTTCAGGGCACTGTTAACACTCTGAGCCAGACTGTTGCTGCAAATAAGACTGCTGCTGAGCAGGCAGTTGCTGCTGAGGCTACTGCTCGCGGCGAGGCTATTGCTGCAGTTCAGGAAGATGTAGATGCTAATGCTGATGCTATTGCTCTCATTAATGAGAACCTTGGTTCTTATGCTACTGATGAAGAGGTTGGCGCTATTAGAACTGCTCTTGAAGGACTTATCTCTGCTAAGATGGCTAAGGTTGGTACTGGCAAGACTGGTGAAGTTATCGTAGCTGATGCTAACGGTGATGCTAGTGCTTCTGGCAAGAAGATTGGTGGATCTACCTTCGGTTCCAACCAGACTGATACTCTTGCTACTGAGGCTGGCGTTGTTGCATATGTTGGTGCTAATGCTGTTGCTAAGACTGCAGTCGTTACTACTCTTGATGCTGACGCTCCCAGTGATGCTGAGGTTCCCTCTGAGTCTGCTGTTGTTGCAGCTCTTACTTGGAAGACCTCTATCTAAGCTGATTTATAAGAAGGGACTCACTAGAGTCCCTTCTTTTTTCTAATTCAATTCACATTATATTAATAAATCCTATGTGAGGTGAATATTATGGCAAAAATTATTCAATATTATGATTTGCCTGAAGCACTGATTGCTCAGCAACCATTTACCGCTGGAGCTCTCTATGTGTCTAATGATACAGGCAAAATGTATTTTGACTCCGTTGATAGTAATTCCCGAGTAGATGTAGCTAATGATGTAATGCCTGTTGCAACTGAGGCTGCTAGAACTGCTCTCTTGGCACCTATCCCCGGAAGACTTTATTGTGTTCTTGAGTCTGGCTGTATCTATCTTTATATCGATGGAGACTGGGCTAAACTTGGAAATAGACCTCAGATTCATTTCGAAAACGTAGTTGTAACTAAGGACGTTGCTCTTGTTCTTACGGATAACAGAATCCTTGCTACAGATACTGCCGTTTTCGTACCCGATCTAAGTGTAGCAGATCTTGTTACTACAAGTACTTGTACTTGTGCTGCTGGAAAAGTAACCGTAAATGTAACTGCAAATTACGATATCCCTGGACGTGTAATTGTCAATTGATTACATAGGAAAGGAGGTGTGTGATCTGTGGCTTACAATGTACCAAAGTTCTTAAGACGTGATGGAGACGCGTTGTTATTCAACCAGGAAGGACAATTTGTCTTTTATGTTCCAGAACTTTATTTTGATAGAGGCGATGCACAAATAAAGGGAGAGTACATTAATCTCATTGGAATCATGGATTACACCATCTATAATAAAGACGGTAGTAATATCGGATTAAAAAGATTTAACTTTCCTACAGTGTTCTTGAGCAAGCCTTCTAGGATAGAGAAGTCTAAAAATTTGCGTTTAAAGAAGTCTGTAGAACCTCAAGACTATAGATTGCTAATTTATGAAAAAGATGATGCAATTGTTGTATCTGTAAAGGTTCCACAGAATATTGCAAATGTTGAAGATTTCTATAGAATCTTCTTAACGGGAAAACTTCCCACAACCATTCCTTATGATAAGCTTCAGAATTATTTCGTAGATGCTATGGAATTGAATGGCTCTTCTTATGGCATGAGTCTCCAGATGTTTGGGGTTGTAATCAGCGAGATGTGCAGAGATCAGAATAATATGGCTAAAGCATTTCGTCACACTGACTTCAAAGATCAGATGGAGTATCGTGCTATTAGTATTAAGGATCTTCCTAAATATATTTCTCCTAGCGCTTCGATCGGTAGCGAGAACTGGGATTTGGGTGTAGTTGGGGCAATTATGAACCCAACAAATACAAATTCACCAATGGAAAAACTCTTAATGGGCAACTCTGACTGATTGCCCCCAGATAACATAGAATTAAAAGTTATAATGCTCCCTTACTTGGCATTAGAGCCTTTATTCAACAAATTTAAAAGGAGGAAACATAAATGTATCCTGGTGTCATTATTGAATATGATGATCAAAGTCTAATTCAGCAAATTGAGCCTGCGGTTACTACGGTTCAGAATGTTCCGCTCTTTGCAGCTGTGTTCACTTCTGATAAGGGTACTGAGGAATGGACTCGTATTTCTGGTAGACAGTTCTTCAATATGTATGGTGAAAACATCTCATTTAATCGTCATGGCCAGCCTCTTCTTCAGGCAGCTATGTCGATCCAGGCCGGCGCAGAACTCCTCTGTAAGAGACTTGTTGCTGACGATGCAACCTTGGCAATTGCTGCTGTTGTTGCAAAGATTGGCACGAAAGACGTAACTACTCAGAAGGTAGACGCCGATGGAAATGCTCTGTATGCAGATGCTGATGGAAATGAAACTACTGAGGCTACTGCAGCTGATGGAACCGATAATACTCCTATTACGGTTGTTGAGGCTGTTCCTAGCATTACTTATAGCTTCAAGATCCTTACCGATACAGACAGCTATTACTCCGCAGATGATGCTTATGCTGCAATCAAGGAGACCCTTGGTGAAGGCGAACATCTGCTTTATGTCATTGCCGATAACGGTCGTGGCGCAAGTAAGAAGAGAATTAAGATCGTTCCCAACTACAAGCTTTCCAAGAATGCTGATTATGCTATCTATACACTCAGCGTTATCGAGAATGCTACTGAGGTTGAGTCTATCTCCTTCTCGTTTAACCCCAACATCGTTTCGAACGGTGTAAATATTTCCCTTAAGAGCATGGTAAATGCTAACTCTACTCAGATCTCTTGTGCTGCTAATGATGCAGATCTCGATATCTTTGTAGATACCATTGCTAAGGCTCTTAAGATCGATCCTACGGTCGCATACACATATGACCTTCTCTTTGGTTGCACTCCTAAGGGAGCAGCAATCGCTGGTCTTACTGTAGATGGCAGCGTTCTTCAGAACTCTGCAGGTCAGCCTCTTCAGGGTGGTTCGAATGGCACATTCGGTGATTACCCAGTTAAGAATGAGGCCGAGTGGTCCAAGCAGGCTATTGCAGCATTCGATGGTTCTTTTGATAGCGTTATTTTCAATGTTGATCAGTATAAGATCCATGCTGTAATTGATGCTAACTATCCCGCAAAGGTTAAGAGAGCTATTGAGACTCTCGCTACCTTCCGTGAGGACTTTATGTACTTCCGTGATATGGGTCTTGGAAAGACTAGCATCGATCTTATCGATAAGGCTACTCTTGATGAAACCAAGAACATGTTCTGCGCATCCTATTGCCAGAGCTACGATGTATATGATCCTTATACGAAGCGTCAGATCCCTGTAACTATCGGTTACGATCTTGCACAGCTTCTCGTTAAGCATCTTGATAATGGCGCTATTCTTCCTACCGCTGGTATGAAGCATGGTATGGTTATCAATAATGCTATTTACGGTACGCTTTCCTTCGCTCCCACGATCTGTCCTGATCCTGAGGGCAACCAGAAGGAGCAGCTCGAGGATATGCGTGTTAACTTTGCTTCCTACATTGACAATAGACTTGTTATTGAGACTCTCTATACTTCTCAGGAGAAGCATACTCAGTGGTCTTATGTAAACAACGTTATGGGTGTTCAGGAAGTTATTAGAGCTATCCGTACTCGTTGTCCTTCTATCCGCTATAACTTCATCGATGGTACTGACCTCGAGAAGTATAAGCTCGATGTTGAGGACATTATCGCTCCTTACAAGTCGAACTTCAAGACGCTTGAGCTTGTCTATGCAACTGACTCCACTTATGCAGCTAACAAGATCTTCTATGCAGTCCTTAAGGTTGTATACAAAGATTTCGTTCAGACTGAGTGGTTCAAAGTCACTGCTATCCAGGATCCTACGGCAGTCACTGGTTCGACCAACTAATCTATAGAAAGGAGATTTAACGATGGGCGCATATAATATGTTTACAGACCTTAAGACTCCTAGAGATCTTACGCAGTATACGCTGTTCCGTGGTACTACGGACTTTTCTCAGCTTCAGCAGTTTGATCTCTTTGAGAGCGGCTACCCCTATCTTATCGTCGTTTCTGTTCCGGACTTCTTGTCTAAGATGGCAGAGCGTGATCAGGATGTAGCTAAGTTGCTTGCTAACTACGTTCACATTCTCGAGTATGAGTTCCGTGGATTCCAGTCTGGTCTTGAGAACCTTACTGGTGAGACATCGGCTATTAATAACGGCTTCAGCGATATGAACGTTATTACTAAGACGACTGGTCAGTCTGCTCAGACTTTCTCTATGAACTATTATGAGAAGTCTGGTTCGACTCTTACGAAGATGCATGAGCTCTATCTGAGATCTATCAGAGACCCCGGTACCGGCCTTAAGCACTATAATGGCTTGATTGGCTTCGGTGATGACAACATTAAGCCTAATGAGGCTGGCTTCCATAAGGAATGCTTCAGCTTCCTCTACATCCACACTGATAACACTGGTATGCTTGTAGAAAATGCTACTTATATCGTTGGCGCTATGCCTACGAGCTCGGAGCTTTCTATCTACAATGGTGTAAAGGGTGATGTTCAGTTCCATGAGATCGCTGCTGAATTCTCCGGATTCCCGATCAGAGGTAAGGCTGTTAATGCACGTGCAACTGCAATCCTTAACTGGATGAACTCTGCAGCCAACAGCAAGATGGTACAGCGTAACAGCTGGAACTACGAGTATGCTGGTACTGCCGATACTGGAGTTGGACTTGCTCAGAGCAAGCTTACTAAGTGATAATATAAATGAAATAAGAAGGCTACGGAATTTCCGTAGCCTTCTTTAATTTGCTTAATAACCGTAATTGTCTCCGCCATCATTATTATCTGCATGAGACTCGCCTTTATTAGTCTCTGTAAGCATCTTTGCTCTATCAAGGATATCTTTGTGAGCTGTGGTATTGAGATGTGTTCCAAGATAATACTTAAAGAGCTCTCTGCTATAAGTAGCTTTAAGCTTTTCATCTTCTTCATCTGCCATTTCTACATCTACCAAGGACTGCACAAAGTTTCTTGTATTATCTACAAGCTGGTTTGTATTAGTAATATTGATAAATGTAGGGGGTGGGAGAGTAACCCTCATATCAATAGACTCATTGTACTCATAGTTATATACAGGAACAAGGAATTCTCTAAGAAGATCCTGATAGAGTTCTTGTCTCTTATAACAGAATCTCAAGACCTTACTAGAAGACATTGTAAGCTGCATAGCATAATCTACAGATTGACGAGCTTGAATAATCTCAATCGGAATGCCTGTGCTATTAATAGCCATCTCCTCGAGAGCATCCATAAGTTCAGTAGGAGTCTCTATATTCTGACCAGGCATGATCTCAAACTGAATAGGAGCCTCGCCAGATGCACTAGTCGGAATAACGAAATCGTTAAATCTACCAGTAATGTTTAGAATATTATTAATATTCTGGAACTGTCTAATACCAAAGTTTCCTTGCTTAATCTGAGAAATAGTATTGAGCAATGTCTGAGCAATATTTGTATCTACAGTCTGCTTTACATAGTATACTCTCTTGTCCTGTCCTCTTGTAAGAGTACCAATAGAGGTTGTAATATACAGGCTGGAGTAAATCTTTCCAGGGATAAGGGCTTTATCTAGATCAGAAATGCCTCTATGTGTAATAGGATCTTGTCTAAAATAGAAGTGAACCATATCCTCCGGAGGAACAAATGTAACTTTAATTCTATCAATTGAAGGAGTATTAAAGAGATCATTATACTTAAGAATCATATAAATCTCTTTAGCAATATCCTGATTAGAATTAACAAACTGCTTATCGATAAATTTCGACAATTGACCAGCAACATATTTAATTATCTGATCTTGGCGCTGATTGTCTACAGTATTAAATGCCGTACGATGATCGCCACGCATATTTGTAAGCGGATCACCAAGAATATTCTTGAATCCCATGAATGACTCAGAATCATCCATAGTTCTTAACTCAAAGAAATAGTAACCCATGCAAAGATCTTCAATATAAATCGGAACTACATGATCTCTAGGAAGCTTCTTAATAACACATCCAGGAGCACGAACTTTTACAGGCTCGAGTCTCTTACCAGTAACAAGACCATCATTAGCAATGATTCTTGTGTCTTTACGGTCTGCCCCAATATTGATATTTCCTTTAGCTTCCATATTACTATTATCAGCCTCTGAGAAGAATTTAGCAGCCTGTTCGGTTTGAACAAGAGAGTTCTCGCTAAGTCTTTCTCTCTTCTTAATTCCGCTTTGAGTATTTCTTACAGCTGATTCAATAATATTAGAACGACAAATCTCGACAGCGATATTAAAGCTCTCATTCTTATTAAGAATAGGGCTTGTAACAAGTTTACCATCAGGAGCCGCATTGCTTTTACCAGAAGGGGTAGTAACTGCCTCACTAATAATCACAGCACTTTCCTGCTGAATATGAGCATTGGTGGTAATATCAATAAATTCAGATGCAGATTCTTTCATCGTAAAGAGGAAAAGCTCACTGTCGCTTTGCTGTTCATCTACTCCTTCCTTTAGAGAGCCAGGAGCAATAAGTTGAGTATCAGGTTTAGTTGCTAGTAACCTTCCTATTGCGGCTGAAAGCGGTACTCTATAAATAAACTTTTCTCCATATTTAGACATATCTTCATAGATTTCTTCTACAAGCTGCGGAAGCTTGTATTTTCTCTTAAGATCTGCAATTCTTTCGTTAAATGTACTTGTAGTTGTATTATCAGTAACCCCAATCGGAATAAGATTGAGGAAATCTTTAGAAAAGTGGTCAGCCGAAAGGACGCAATCTTTCTGCACTTGCAGTGCTTCTTCGAGCTTGGGCATGTATTTACAAACAGTATCAATCTCGTTATCAAGTTCTTTAAGATAACGATTACTCATAAACATGCCATACAGATCGTCTGTCATAAGACCATTATCAAACATGGTCTCAAGAGAATCCGTAATATCTTTCTCACTCTTATTAGAAGCAGCAATTCTAGAATACAACTTAGAAACACTGGGCATTCCATAGATATCCATATTTCTATTAACGATATTATCAATATTGTCGTTGATTCTAGCTGTAAGGTCCTTAATATCTTTACTCGACTGAGGATTAGCCATATATGTATTTCTATATAGCCCGTCTACGTTATCAGAAACACCCTGCATAATAGCCGCTATACGCCTATTAGCTTTCTTGGTTTCTTTATCATTTCTTGCCATAAACTTCACCTCACTATAATTTATTTCATCGAATGATAATTATATAGATGTTGCAGGCATTATAACACAAAAAATAAAGACGCTCTGGACCAGGTCGGCCCAGAGCGGCATCTTTAGATCATATTTATATACATACAGTGTATTTTCTCTTGGAAAGCTACACCATAAGTATTAAACGTTAGTGGGTTCTTCTTTTTCTTAGGTCTGAATGTTGCCATAAACAAATTCTTTTCATATGCATCAAATCTTATATCAATTTCGAGAGTATCAGCTTTGGCTAACGAGAATAATCCTTTAAAGATATAGAAGACAATATCTTTATCTCCTATTTTTAACTTACAAGCATTTCTTCCCATAGCTGTTTTGCCATCATACGTTTTACGAACAATAGGATCTTGTTCCATATTTTGAAAAGTTATTGGCGGAAGTAGTCTAGATTGTCTAAGAAGTAGCCCTTCAAGTTGATTCAAGAAATTCTGCATCAGAAAGTCATCTTCATATCTAATTTTAGAAGTATGAATCTGTTGAATAGGCTGATTCGTTGTCTTATCGATTAAAAGAAATGATTCTGTATCAGAACTATATTCAGCCTTGATATCTCCTCCTCGATACATATCCCAATAATAAGCTGGTAAAATAGTCCAACTAAAATCAGCTGGTATAAAGAAGTTTCCATCACCCTCTAATAACTCTTTAGGAATCATATCTAATCTAAACATCAAATCTGTATTTACAAGAAAAGGGACATCTATCTCATGAATACAACATCCGTCATCTGATGCCCCATAAAGTTTATTGGTTCTCTGCAATAGTATAAACATCTGACATTTACTACACTTTGCCAGATCGCATATATATAGAAAGTCCTTAATTGGTATCAATTCAGAAGAGCTGGTTTGGATGTTGACTAGCATATTTCCTCCATTTCTCCCAAGCTTCAAGATCGGGCTGTATATAAACATCTCTAATAGCGCAAGGATCATTATTAACATCGAAAATCATAGGCTCATAAAGTAACTTAGGATTTTCAAATACCATAGGCTCAAAGAGGCCTTCTCTATTATAGAATCTAAGCCCATTATAGGCATTCATCTTCGTCATAAAGAATTCCTCAATCTCATGATATAGAGTCTGATAGTCTGCAAGATGCAACCAACGAGAATTGATCTCGAGCCATACTTGAGATATCATATCTTCAGTAAATGCTCCAGCTCTTGTCCAACGGTCATCGAGCTTGCATCTATTTTCTTTATCATGAACTTTATTAGGAATATCAATCATACCAATTTGAGTATGAGGTGCTATATTAAACTGTCTTATTACAGAAGGATACAAACTTGCATACATATTTCTTCATATAAGGTCGTTACTCTTATACCGCCTCCTATCTAGAGACTGCTGTATATTACTATACAGATGAGACTATATCTTTACCTTATTCAGGTACTCCCCATTTCCACTCACTTGAGTGTACTCCCTTTCGGGATAGTCGTTGAACCTTAAAATTTATAGTTTTTGGAAATTCTTGTATAATGCGTTTTCGTATATACTTTTCTTAATGTATCAATGCAACTTTTTGGATTTTCGAATCCACAGTCTTTTGCTGCAATTTCAACATAAGTTTTAATTCCCATATTTTCTGGCTTTGGGTTTGCTTGAAAGTATTTACATAGTGTGACTATTTGCTCATCAGAATATTTTCTTCCTTCTCGATGCTCAAAACTGCAATCTAAAGTAAGATGCTTCCAACTTTCCTTTTTCTTTATAGAATTTACTATGTTTTCACTAATTCCGAGAATTTGTGCAATTTCTTTACACATATATCTTCCAGACTTAAGCATTTCAACAACTTCTTTAGCTTGTTCTTCAGAAATTGTTGTAATAGGAATATGCAGTCTTGTTCTATATGCATGCAATATATTCTCAGATCTAGTAGCCCATTCAAGATTCCATTCTGTATTTTCAAATTTATTGCCATTAAGATGATTTGCCTGATATAAATAATCATTCTCGATTGGCTTAAATACCTTTAAGACTAATCTATTAAGTTGTACTATTTTTGGTCCATTACAAGTTGATAGTACTATAAATAGATATCCACTAGTCTCTAGTCCGGGCTTCATAATAATTTCTAAATATCTATGATATACACGTCCATAATTTGATATCATATAGTATGGATATACTCCAGGAACGTGATCATTTGTTATATATTCAAACTTTTCACCAGGTTGTAATATTGATGGATTTATTACATCCATTGCAATTTGAAGTTTATATTTCATAATTTGCCCTCTTTCTATAAATTTTCTTGGCTGCTGATTGTCCAAGATTCATAATTATATTATATAATTATGCCGTAAATTAATGAATTTACATCTTGGAGTTTCCAGCAATTAAAGGAGTTTTCACTAACAAATTTCTCTGCTAGGCGACTATATTTAGTTTATCGAAGTCATCCAAGTTATCAAATACGTCAATCAATCTTCCATAAATTTTCAGTTTACTATAACCATTAAGTTTCAACGGGTCGGCAACAAAGGCCCCGGGAAACTTTTCTGTAGGTTTCTCGTTAAACTTATTTACATTATTACCCATTATAAATCCATCCTTCTCAAACTCCTTAACCCCTCGATTGGTTAGGTATACAGTCTGACGATGGGTCTTTGAATAACGAGTGTTATTAATATTACATTTGCTAAAGACATAGTTTATATCTTGTGTCATAGCCTCAATGCAATACTGAACAATTGTATCCATGATATTATAGAATACAAAAGTCTTATAGTCTTTATAAGGAAGCTCGGCGATATTAGTTGTAATATGCTTATAATCGAGCTTTCTAACTTTCGCAATAGCTTCACCTATGAAATCCAGAGTAAAGGAATGGAACTTAGTCTGTCCTTTACGTCTAGATGCAAAGTGTATCATCTGATCCAAAAATACCGAATATGAAGAAATCAATGCAAAGTCGCCACGTTCAGCAAATTCACTTTTCATTCTTTCATCTACGAAATATTCTGCAACTTTATTTTTGAAATCTTGATGACATACGATATCACAAGGATCATATCCAAGTCTTTGAATACGTGATAATACATAGGGAACGTCGAATCCCATATTCCATGCCAATACGAAATCTGGCTGAAATGTATTGATAGCATTGAATAGATCTTTAATCAGATTAATTTCATCATCTTCATCATAAAAAAGAAAGTTGTAATTGAAATTAATATTATACTTCGCCGCCATCTCGGGTCCACCGACGGCTTGAATTACAAATGCTTGTAATTCTGGAAAGATGGATCCATTATTTACCTGCTCCTCAAATTCTGCAATAAGAGGATTTGCTTTATTCCTTAAAAGGAATACATAAACTTGTTGTTGATCTTGTAAGATTAAAGATACTGCATTAATAGGACACTCTCCTGGTTGTGGGAAGTCGCCCATCATATTAATAGAATCAACCTCGATATCGAAGAAGGATTTAGATATCGAACAAGGCTCATTCTGATACATTTTTCCGAATCTAAATCTATAGTGATCTTCAATATTCATATCACTATTAAAGATATCCGGATGCGTATGAAGTTTTCTATTTGCAGTTCTGTTTCCATTCTTGATATTTTCAAAGAAGAAATCGAGATTTCCTGTACGCTTTGCTATATCTTTCTCAAGCTCATTATAAGGTACCGTAACTGTCTCAACATCTTCTTTATCAATAAATAATCTCGGATAAGTAGTCCTCTTATCCGACTTAGCAACATAATACTCATACTCAGGATTTATGATCTCTTCTACATGTTTTATTCCAGTATCACAATCCTTATAAACTAGTGTCAGATATTCTTTATACTTATTATCTTTTGGATCGGTTCTTCTAAAGAACATGGTATTCATGATCGTTATATTGGAACCAGGTTCTCTTCCTTTAATCATATAAATCATCCTTTCTGCAAATTATACGACTAAATTATTTAATAATTTGTTTTCGTCACAATTATAATATACATTCAACCTTTATTTTAAGTAAAAGATCAGAGAGACGGCGCATCGACCGTCTCTCTTTTCCCTCTGGCGAGATAGAAAAATAAAGGAAAAACATTCACCAATTTCCCATTCATGGATCATGCTTTAAATTTATGTTTATGGCGTTATCAATTAATACTAGAACATTTTAAATAATAGTATTTATGGAGGTTTATATCATGGACTATTTCAAAAGTTTTGTTAAAGCTTCTGAAGATGATGAAGCTATTGTACCCATGGCATCTGAAGGAATCGGTGTAAATTTTGGATTCTTTCTTAGCGATGATGCTAGTAAAATTAATTCTGGAAACACCCCTGGTGGTGGAGAAGATAAAAAGAAAAGCAGTAAAAAGTCCGTTACCGTAAGCGGTAAAGAAGTGGTTGAACGCGCTGCAGCTGGTGGAGTTGTTAATAATAATCCGGCAGTTAATGTAGAGACTGTAGACTATGCTCAGACATATACAGAAACCAATGCACTTATTAAAGGAGCCATTGCTCAGGCAGATGAACTTAGCATGGATATTAAGAGAGATATCGATGAGATCCGTGCAAGCAAAACGCTTAAGGGCAAGTATACGTATATTACAAACCTTACATCTTCTGCAAGTTCTCTTCTTAGCACAAAGATCTCTGCTATTAAGGAATTGAATAGTACTATTACTCAGGGTCATAATCTCGAACTTAATCGTATGAAAGCTCTTAAGCTCGATGCTCAGAAAGAAGGTAATGATGATATGAGAATTATGGATATGTATTCTGCATTCATCAATACTCCTGTTGGAAGTTATACTCCTGCTGTACCTAGTATTCAGGATATTACCCTTGGAGTTAACTCTCAGACTGGTGGAGTAACTCCTGTAGAAATGTCTGCTCCTAACGGTGTTGGTGGGGCTCCTTTAACTCCTGAGCAGAACCGTATGCTTATGGAATCTAATCCAAATATTCAGGTTGTTGTAAGATACAATCAGACAACTGGTCAACGTGCATTTGATGTTGTTGATAGAACTACTGGTGTGAGTGTTCCTAACTATCCTTGTCCAGATGCATTCTTGCTTGAGGATACAACTATCGATGTGCACGCTGGCATTGCAAGAAACAGAAATGTTAATGCAGTATGGCCTCTTATGGTTGAAGGTTCAAATGCATTTGTTACAGAATATTAAAAAATCAAGATCCAGAGGTTTTATCCTCTGGATCTCTTTTTGTTGGCTTAGGGTGACGCCTCATAATTAGAATAAAGCCAATTCTAATTACTGCGACTGCGTCCTTTCGATCAAAATTTGGTAAAGGAAGTAAATCATCCCTCTGGATAGACAAAAGATCATTTGAACTGATCGACAGATAAACATATGATTCAATACATCTAATGTCAAGGTAGCGGAGCCATGGCTCAGTAAAAGTATTGCTATTATTTTTGGAGGGCCGACTTATCGCTTAGAAGCGCGGCGATTATCTTTCGCGATAAATCAAAATGACCATAAAGCAAAGTGACGCGGGATCGGGCCCGCAAATTCGAGAGAATTCAAATTAATGAACTTATAAAAACGGAAGATCGCTTCCGCTACCTTTTACATAAAAGTTATTTAAGTAAAAATTTACCAAAAAAAAGAAAGGCACCCTCTGCCTTTCTCCAAAACTCTCACAGGAGTTTTGTCATTGTTTCATGTCGCCATGAAATTGTCTGGTTATTTTTTTTCATCCATCATAACCGGGTGCACAAAGTGCAATATGATGGAGCTCTTCATATTCGTATCGGGATTTCGATACTACGGGCTTAGCCCAACCAGTAAACCCGGCTCCCAGGAGCCTTGGCGTGCCTTTTCTACTAGAGACTTCAGCACATTAAGAAGAGTTAATACGCATGCTAATAAATTAAGGAGATAAACATGCGTAAGGCAATATTAAAAGAATGAATTGTTACATTCATTCATTATTATGATATATACTTAAAAAATATTTTACTAGCGATATGAGAGATAGCTATTATAGCTATCTCTCATATCATATTAATATCTCCAGATAATATTTCCTCTATTGTAATCGCTTACATTTTCATCATGCTTAAGAAGTATAACGTCTGATTCATCAACTGGAAGTTCTGAGTTGTGCGATATCATAATACACTGCTCTACACCCATAATATCCATAATTTTATTAAGCACATCAATAAAATACATTCGATTGCTATAGTCTAAAGGGCCATCAATCTCATCGAGCTTAATAATATTATATTTACTGCTAGAATGGTGTAATAGTGCAAAACTCAATATCATTGAAATCATCCCTATCTGTGCAGAACTCATAGAAGATATATCGTCATTAATATACCCATTTCCAAGGCAAGGAATTCTAAATTCTGTCTCATTAATTACGAAGGGCTGTATTACATATTGACCTTTAAACAATAAAGCAAGAAGCTCATTTGCTAATGCAATAATTTTTCCCATATATAATTCCATGAAAATCAACTGAATTCCTGTTGTCGGAGATGAATAAAACTTGATAGTTTCGATAAATTCATAATTCTGCTGAAGTTCGTCTCTTTCCTTAATATAATCTTTCATCATTTGCACAGAGTGAAGAGCTTTATCCCTCTCCTGCATCAGAGGTGCAAGTTTATACGTGCATTCTTGGATTTTCTTCTTAGCTTCCTCAGATCTTGTAATAGCTGCATTAATCTCATTCATTTTTCTATTATTCTCTAATAGAATAGAACGGCATTTAGCTATTTGATCAGTAACAGGCTTGAGTTTATCTTGCTGTGCAAAAATCCCATCATAAACTCCCTCAAGTTCTTGAAGTTGAGCTATTCTGATCTCTCTATCAAGAATTCCTTCTTGAATTGGAGTAATCTTATCTGTAATAGAATCTATTGCTTCATGAATTGCTGCAATATCTTCATTAAGAGATTTGATTATCTCAACCTTTCCTTCATATGATTTCATTTCAGCTAAATATTCTTTATAGATAGCTTCTGTCTGTTTATAGATATCGAATAGGTTTGCAAGATCAATATATTTATATATCTCTCTCATATATTCGAAACTGTATCCATTAATAAGCCTTTCAAAGAATATAGGCTTGTCTTTAAACATTTCTCCATTGGGCATTTTGGAGAGAATAGCGCCATTCTTGTCCACTTCTCTTACAATCACAGCAAACTGATTTACCGCATTATTGAACTCGCAAGCACTATCTCCTTCTGTCAGTAATCCGAGCCTCTCAGCCTCCAATTCATAAATTAAAGCATCGAGATCATCTTTACGTTTTGTAGGATTGGTTTTAGAGAACTCTACAGCTTCTTTAATAAAAGGACATGCATCATTGACACAATCAGAGGGTCTTAATTCAAGTTGTCCAAGTAAAGACATTTTAGATAGAATTTGAACTTCTTCATTTTTAGCATTTGCAAGTCTTGCATCAATTGCTGTAGTTTCAAATAATCTAGGATTAATTCTTTCTGGAATCTTTCCTGTCGATACATATTCAGAGACTATATTTTGTATAAGAACTAAATCATAGCTGGCTTTAAAATTCGAGATATATTGCTCGAGATCTTTTAAAGTCTCTAAGGCAAGAATATATTCATCTTTACTGATATTCAAGAAATTAGTAATACCAGCCTGTTCAAACTGAAGCTCTATAGATTTAAGAAGATCTCTATATTCAGCAATCTTCTCTTGTAGACTGTCATAATCATGCTCACTCATAAGAGTCTTAAGGCGCTGAAGTTTTCTACTAAGTTCATCGGCCTCTGATTCCTTCTGACACATCAAAGAATCAATAGAGTTTCTATCTATCTGATTTTGAATAATCAAAGAGTTCTTAGCATCAATTGTTTTCTTGTATCCAGCTTCTAAATCACTATCCACATTATTAGATTTTATAAGACTTTCAATGATAGATCTGATCTTTGTAGAATCTTTTTCTGCTAACTCAAGTTCAGCAATTACAGTCGTATTTAGATTCTGAATAGACCTATCTGGATCGAGTAGCTGAATAGTAGACTGCTCTTTTGCAAGATCTGCCACAGCTTGATCTTTAGCATCTTGAATCGTATTAATCTTTGCTTCCAATGCAGCAAGATTATCTGAGATTGTCTTCTCATCTCCAAGAATATTTAGTTTAGCAACAACAGCATTGATCATTGATTTAAAATTCGAAGATCTCTTGCTTAAGGTCTTATAAATATTATTATAAGTTTCAAGTGATGAAATAATCGAGTTTACAAATCTTTTTCTATCAGCGGGGCGTTTGTCAGCTAAACCTCTATCTTCATTGCTCAATTGAGATAGTGCTGAGAAGTTTGAATCTAGTCCTAATTCATTATAAAGAATGTCTTTATAAGACGTTACATTTCCATTTTCATTAAGCTCAACCGCTTGACCCATAAAGGTCTTAGTAATATAAGCTTTTGTATTATCTCGTTCTCCATTCGATTTCACATTATGAATGAATACGAGCTTGTATAGCGTTTCTCCATCTTGGAGAATAATTTCTTTTCGAGCCGGCAATCCAGGAATAAATGAATCACTAGGATCTGGAAATAGGCTCATTGCTTTAGATAAAGTTGATTTACCACTACCATTATCTCCACGGATAATGGTAATTCTATTTCTACATTTTGTCATATCGATATGGATCTCAGAAAGTCCCATACCATTATAAATACCAATATAGTTAGAGAGGTAAATAGACACAAATTTCATTTTGCCACCTCCTAAACACCTCTTATTAGGTAGTTCTGGGAACGTTATATCTATAAAAATTTATATTTAATAGAAAAATCCACTATCCCTTTCGAGGGATAGTGGATTATTTTTAATATCCTTCGGCAAATTCTGCAAAGAATCTATTTGTACGAAAAGTATCTCTAAGAGGTACTGGAAATCCCATAGTCCAATCTATAACAAATTCCTTTTGACAGGATCTGCATTTCATAAACCTGATTTCGTACTTATTAAAGTGTACATCGTATCCTTGCAAGTATGCTTCTACAGCTTCTGAATATCCTTGAGGATAATTATTAAAGCTATATAATTCAATGCGTCTTGCTTTACAATGAGGACACAAATCGTAGCGTTCGGTGACCACTAACGGATCAATAAGATTCTCTGCGGTAGCTCTACCGACAGTTTGTTCAAACGGAACCGCCATATAACCACCGCCTTTCTTTAGCTAAGAGCTCTATCTTTCTTAGCAGTCTTAAAGAGCTCAATAGAACTACTGCAGGATACAGCATTGAAGACTTTCCAGGGCTCATCTGAATATCTTCCAGCACTCATTGATTCAAGAATTGTATTGACATCTGTATCTTCTGTTGCAATAAGCTTATCTTTAATAATCTGCTCAAAAATACCCCAGTCAAGAGCATTGGGCATTGTAGAGCCAATATGATGGAATGCCACATAAAGCGGAATTACACGAAGATACATTGAATACGGATTATTTCTTGCAAAACTAAGATCATTATATAACGGATCTTGAGAAACAATTACATCCATATCTTTATAAATCTGACGGATGTATTTTGTAGCAGATTCAATATCCGAAATCTTAAAAATGTCTTCAGTAAATGTGTCAATATATACCAATCCTTTGTAATCTGCCATTACTCCTGTTTTTAATGGCTTATGCCCATCATCTCCAATAAGAGTAATAATATTATTAACAGGATTAAAATTTGTATTTAGATGCGTTCTATATACATCAAATAATGCAATTTTTCTGTTAAATGCCTCATGATACAGACCTCTGATTGGATCAACTACATGGCCCGGTGCAGGAGATTCTGTAATGAGTTTATCGAAATGAACTTTTAAGTTTCCATACTTATGATACATAAAATTCACTCCTTATCTATGGCAAAAGGATTTTTACCTCCAGCCTTTTCATTTATTTTCCGAACTCTTTCAGCAGCTTCTGCTCTGAGTTCTCCATTCTTAATGATGAGGGCGGATCTTCCATAAGGAATATATCCGCCTCCCCATCTTACCATACGGATTTGATTTCCACAGTGCGTACAGATCGCTTTGCATTTAATGCTAGTCTCATCACTAATAGGAATTCCATCAGGATTCAGCTCCATTACAGTAATTTCAGAATCTGCTACACATAAAGGGCCTGAGCAAATAGGACAGCCACCAGGCCCATGAAATATCATTGGTTCGAGAAGTGTATCTTTATTATCCATAATTATCTCCCTTCTGGTAGGGTATATCTCATGGTAGTAGGATCACCCTCGGCAACAATTTTTACATCACTATAACGAGAAGTTGGTTTTGATGAAAGTTCTGTAAATGGTTTCTTTATGCCATTAACAATCACGTGACCAACCATAAACTTTTTACCCATTTTTGCCTCTATATCTTTACGCAATCTATATTGCTCAGCAGAGTACAAAAAGTATTTAGTCTGTGCCATAATCGTCATCTTCCTCCATTTCAATAATCTCACCTTGATCTGCATTAATTACTGGTTTAATAATTTGTTGCATCGTTGAGATTATTTCGGAGGTCATCTTAATATCCTCTTGACGATCGTGACCAAGCACTCTTTCTTCAAAGATAAGAGCATCTTTAAGATTGTGTGCTTGTTTATATTCGTCCATAAGAGCCATAAACTCTTGCTCCCATGAATTAGGTTCCTGATATTCATCAAAGAAACCATCATAGTTTGGAGCGAAAGGACAAAGTGTTCCAGTAATACCAGGATTGCCGTCGCTCGATGCATCAAGGTCGACTCTTCCTACATGACTGGGATGAATGGATCTATAGATATCGGGAATAGAGTTATTAGATCCCTCGCCAAGGCCCGAGACACCTTTATATGTGTATTTCAAAGCCTGCATGGAATCCATATCATTTACCATATTTCTATAAGATACCATTTTAGATTTTGTAATAGCCACAAGCAAGTAGTTCGGATCGGTACGAATAGCCTTACGAATACTCATAATTGTAGCTTTCTTATTCATATCAGAAACTCTGTAGATACCTCTTGCAATCTTAAATGCATAAAGAGAAGCAATATATTCAGCGAATCTGATTCTCTTCCATCTAATATCAAGATTGTCTTTCATACGAAGAGCGTTAAACTCTCGCATAATCCATCTTAAAATATGATAGGTGGTTTCCTTATCTTCCATAGGAAGCTTGATTGAATCTCTTGTACTGATATCATAAATAGACTCGAAAGAATCAAGAATACTAATACCTTTATCAAGAGTATCTGGGGTGCTATCGTCTTCAGGGTCGTAAATAGCGATCATACGTTCTGCTCCACCACCACTAAATTCAGCACCAAGGCTTCTAAGCCAATAAAGATCTGTAAAATATTCCTCAAAAGCAATACCTTCAATAATACTTCCACAAAGAGTAATAACTACAGACTGTAAAAGTACATTTCTATCAAGAAGATATCTGGGAGTGCTTAAGAATGCTCCATCATGAATACGGAATGTATACATATCTGGATCATGAGGATTATTTCTAGTAAGGTAGATTGCTCCTTCAAGTCCAAAGAATCTCAATCCACCATAAAATCCGAATTTAGCAAAGATATACTTTGCCGCAGGAATACCTTTATTAAAGATTCTAGAATGATAATATGTCAGTCTAAGGTCTTCACCTTCGGTTGTTTGAATCATATTATAATATCTAGTAACTCTAACAGCCATAAAGATTATCTTAAGAGTAATGCTAGGCACTTTTGCATTCGAGGTTCCATTGTTATAGGTACTTCCATCAACAATTTGGAATAGGGTTGAACGCATGATACCATTGATCTTAAAATAATATTTATCTACAACTTTAGGAATAGCAATAAGGACATCAAGATACGTATCCTCAGCTCTATCCTTAATATAATACGTAACCTTTACAAGACGAATACAAGATTCATTAAGATTAATGCATCCATATTGGTTGTCACGCTTCTTGGTTTTGGATTTATTCTTAGTAAGGTCTTCATAATAATTATAAAGCATCTCATTAATTCTGTCATAATCATCAATAACCTCATAAGAATGAACCTTAATCGTAAAATACTGATTTTCTCTCTGACAAGAGTAGATGACATTCATAAGTTCAGTTACAATTTCATCTTCATCTCGTCTGAAATACATAGGGTTGAATTTAGGCCTATTTTGATCGATGAACATCGCCATCGCTTGTCTCTGATTCATCATCATAGCTTATTCCTCCTCATCTACTGTAGCAGTCTCTCCAGTTAATTCAACTGTAATAGACTTTCCAATAGGATTCGGTACATCACCAGATGCATCTTCGATTGTAATAGTTGCCTTAATATCAAGAGCATTACAAATAGATCTGAGTTTGCCAAATGTAATGCTATTTTTCTTGAGAAGACGCTTATCATTATTATAATTAGGACCAAATCTAGGTTCATACTTATCAAGATCGATATGCTTCTCAATAACTGCTTCTTTTAATGCTTTCATCTCAGGAGTATCATTCTCTTTAATCTCCGGAGCGAATACATTATCAATTGTCGTTAGGACAGTTCTTTCAGCACTTGCAAGTCTCTGCTGAGTCATAATAATTTCTCTGAGATTTGTTGCATCTCTGAAATTAATTACATTCTGCTGGCTATAGAGACTGGCCTCTCCATATGTCGGAGGCTTAAAGAAATCTAATGCGCCAGTCGGATAGAATCCAGGACGAGAATCCGTTCTAGTTCTAATTGGATAAATATATCCATCATCTCCCTTAATAGCTGTATATGAATTCCAGCCATTGGGGTTTTGATAGAATTCATCTATAGTTATAACATCATAGATGACGTCTTCTATCTTTGCCTTTTCTAAAGACATAATTTCATCCTCCTTATAAATACTAAAAATAAACCGGATGGCGTAAACCATCCGGTTTACACCCGGAGTGATTTAGTTACAGTGCAGCATCATTCTTAATGATCTGCTTAATGTACTCTCCAGGTACGATCGACATAACCTTTACACCACTTTCAATCGCTACAGAAGCGGTAAAGACGCCACGAAGATTTACCGTGACTTCTTCGGTCTCGTTTGCATTTACATCGAGGAAACTAACAATGGTATCAATAAGAGTATTGAATACCTGATACATGAGTTCTGTACTACGGAAACGGCCATAGCAGATATTGCTTGCCTCATTACCTGCACAACGTACGAAGACATCGCTATGATTGTCAACAACCACATCAAGGTCAGTCATATCAGACTCATCAAGAGTCATCTGCAGATACCAGTTTCCGGAATCTTCTTCGGAGCCCTCTTCAGGCTTCGTGTAAACGAGAATTGCACCAAGCTTAAAATTGCCCTTCTCATCTTTCATAATCATACCAACACGCTCAGTGTCTTTGGTCTGATGAAGTTTCAGTGTGTCAGCAATTGCTGCGAACATTGCTCTGCACAAATCAGCAGTACGGGTATCCACCCAAAGCATGCCAAAATTGTCCTTCAGGTTCATCGAGTACTGGCTGGGAATGCTTGTCTGTTCGAATTCAAATGTTTTGCTCATGGTAAAATTTATCCTCCATTTTTCTTTATAATAAAAGCCTCCCAATGAGCTTGAGAGGCTTTGTATTACTTTTATAATATGTGATTAATAGAAAGTTTAACTCGTTGTAAACTTTTACAAAATATATTTGTCTGGATTTAGCTTGAATGCAGCCATGTCTACTATAATTGTTTGATCTCCAACTTTATTAGTTTTAGAGCTGGTAAAGCCTTCATAAGGAACAACCAAGATATCTGTATTCTTTGTAACTCCAGCATCACCTCTAGCATCACAACCTCTAGAGGTAAGATATTGTGTCAATTGATCATCTGGGCGACATCCTGTATATCTGATAATCTTTCCAAATTTCATTCCATAAGAAATTACTATATTGGGAAGATTAATAATCTCAGAAATATCATCAGCAAGATCTCTTCTCTCAGAAACTATCGTTTTAGCTGTAACTCCTCCAATACCTTTAATTGCAATCAATTCGCAATACAAGCTATTATCATCCATAACTACAAGCTTATTGAACGGAATCTCATTGAGAATCTTTTTCCATGTTTCGATAGCGATTCCTGTAAATCCAATAGATCCCATTAATTCATAATCCTTAATAGGTGTTGACTTTACAGCATTGATTCTATCTAAAAGTTTTTCTGCAGTTGTAGGTCCTAGTTTCTTTACGTCTTCATAAGTGTAATTCAGAAGCTCTGTTAAACTTTGAGTTCCTAATTCTCTGAAAGTACTTTCTCCGAAGTCTTTCAAATTAAGTTTAGACATCATGTTTGTCATTCTCTGAATCGTTCTTTCAGGACATTTCTTATTAGGACAAATTGCAGATTTACCAGATTCATTGATTACAATTTCAGCTCCGCAGAATGGACAATTAGTAGGAAATGGTACCGGTTCTCCAGGATTATTGAAATTGTGATCCACTGGTGGTTTTGTTACATATGGCATTACATCATTCGTATATTCGACTTGAATAATATCTCCGATCTTTAGTCCAAGATCCATAAATCTTTTATATGAATGACCACTAGACTTAGTATGAATCGTCCCAATAAATTCTACTGGTGTATAATGAATCATTGGCGTCACAACTCCGTCTTGTCCAACAGTAAAGGTATAGCCTGTAAAGATCGCTTCTCTAGATAGAGGATTGAACTTGATTGCCATACTATACTTATTAATTGAGTTTTCTCTTCCAAGTGCTTTGATAATTTCAGGATCTCTATAGGATATGACTACACCATCATACATAAATGGTAGTACATTTCTCATAGCTTCTGCTTCTTTAACAAATTTATATACCTGGAAAAGAATTTCTGTATAGGTTCCACTTAGAATTGCATACTTAAGATATACACCAGAATGGTAATATTTATTAAGAAACTCAATCTCAGTGACCCTATCAATATCTTCGATAGAAGTTGCAAGAGGAACAAGTGTAATAAGATCTCTATAGTCATAAGCATCAGATGATCCTAGAAGACCAGTCATACCATTTCTACTATTCTTATAAGCTTTTCCTCTTAATCTACCCATTTTATCGAGGTTTTCATAAGTCATGATAGCCTCAAATTTCATTCCGAAAGCTTCTGTAGCTGGTATCTCAGGAGCATAGGGAAATACATAGCCGCCAAGTACTTCAGTCATATCAGCAGCTATATCTGCATTTGCATCACCTCTAGATCTTGCACTCAAGATCTTATTAGTAACATCAGCTTCGACAGATACTCCATCATATTTAAGCTCTGCGATAAGCTCAAATGGAGTAGTCATGTCAATAAGACCCATTTGAAGATGCTTGCCTAAGAAATCTCTTTCAAATATCTTGACGTTGTCATCATCAAATACATCTTTTTCCATTGCTTCTTTATTTAATGTAAACTTACACTTATCAAGCGATCCAACAAGTTTAGGATACATGTGAGGCACATTTACATTCTTTTTAGCAATCACTTTACCAGAATTTCTATCAATATCCTGATACAATTTCAGATCGATAGGTGGAGCTTTAATAAGATCATCATAATATAAACTACCATCTAAAAACTTCTGAGGTTCGTCCATAAATATCATAGGTTCAATAAATTCTCCAGACTTTGTTTCCTCACCATTCTGATTAAATCGAATGACTGGAGATCCTACTTGGAATTGTTTATCATACTGCTTGTATTTCTCAAGCAAAAGATCATATACTCCATCATCTAGAAAGAGTACAGACCTATCTGTATTATTGTAGACAATTTGACTGATCATAATAATGGTGCTTGCACACATCTGATCATATTCATCTAAAACTGGTCTATTCAATAGACTTATAGCATAATCAGAAACCTTAATAATATTATTAGAAGACAGGCATGATAAGTCGGCCTCCATTAATTGATTAAGGATTCTTTTTAGTAATTCATGCATAAAATATTCTCCTTTCTTTTTATCAAAGGAATAATATATAATCTAAAAATAAATTGTCGTAGAAAGTGGCATAGAGGCATGACACCTCTATGCCATTTACGGTTACTTATTATTAGATGCTGCTTCCTCTTTAGCCTTTTTTGCAGCTTCGAGGGCTTCGCCTTCAAGGAATTCCATAGGATAGATTTCCATAGGCCATTTATAATCCCTTGTTCTAAGAAGTCTTTGATACTCGGCTTCCATATCGATCTTTTCATCTTTATGATGGAAGACCATAGGTTCTACGAGTCTTCTAGGATCATCCCAGAAATACATAGGATCGATAAGCATAGCATGCTCTTTCTTCTTGGCAATCTTATCAAATGTAAGTTTCAATCCCATAGTTTTCAAATAAACATTAAGGATTTCTACATTACGATTCTTAGATTCCATATCAAGCTTAACGTCGACATTGAATGCATCGCCAGTAAGCATTGATTCAGTAAGACGTCTTGCGTTAGGAGATGTCGAATAGAGCATCAACATCTGTACAACAAGTTTGGCACCCAGATGAATAAGATTTCCGGTTTCCATGTCTCCAAAGCGTATTGGTGTTCTAGAGAACAAGGCACGATAGTTATTACTGGATTTGCTCTTACTATTTTCATTTCTGATATTGGTAGCAGACAAAGATGTTACTGAAAACTTCTCTTCTGCATACTGTTTCAGACGATAGATATATTGATATCCGTAAATCATAGGTCTTCTGGAGGGTACGTATTTGATTTCTCCAGCAGAATCCTTGATTGGCATCATCATTCTCTCAGGCTTGGCCCAGGGGAATGCTTCATAAAGTTGAGCTAGTTTATCAATCGTCATGTTCTCGCTCATCGGTTCGATAACGAGATACATGCATTTTTCCTCAGCATAGACATTTGAGATATATGCAATACACTCATCATCTGTCATTCTACTGAACTGCTCTTCTGTAAAATGTACCATTGAAGGAGCCACGATCTGTAACAACTCAAGATACATTTCAACACATTGACCTACATCGAGCACATTCAGATTTATAAATCTGAGCATTTGCATACAGATATAGGTTAAAGAGATTTCAAACAGCTGACCTGCGTTTTCTCTACCATATACGCCACACATGTTTAAGATAACATCGATTACCTTTCCATCTATGGTTCTCGGCATTTCGCTATCAGGTTTAACTCTTGCAGTAATACCTTTACCGCCATATCTATTGGAGAGTTTATCTCCACGAAGCACAGGAATCTCTTCTATAAGAGTAATCTCAAGCTCAATATTCGAGAATACACGTTCAGAAAAATACTGCTTACCGCTAAGAATACCTCTGCAATCAGATACAAGCTTTGAAAGATCATAATCGAATCTGCATCCAGCATCTACATAAGGCTGAAGAAGATCAATTACTTCATTTGCAAGTCTAATCTTTTCTTCATAATATCTCTTAATCTGAGTATTATGAACATACTCCTCTAGTTTTTCAGGAGCATTAGAATATACATCGATATCGACTACTCGACCAGCGACTGTATATCTTTCATCAGAAATTGAAAGCTCTCTAAGTCTAGCATAAGACTGAGAGAACAAGCATTCTTCCTTCTTCTCTCTACGGAATCCACAAAGAATGCTATTAATTGTTTCTTCACCAATATCTGGGAAGATCTTATAGACCTCCGAATTACCGTAAAGATTAAGGGGAATATCGTTATCATTAACGACGATTCTTACTTTCTTCACAAGTGGAGATGCAAGCTTCTTAGAAGCCGATTCAGAAATAACGATAGCATCCTCCATTGTTTCTTCACATGAAGAATACATTGTCAGAAGGTTTTTGCCATCCATACGATTATCATACTCATCAAATGACATACTCTTTTGAATCACTGTACCTTTGGGAATGAAGGTACCAGGACTCATATAGTCAATAGCATCATTATTGAGAAGATAGCCATAATTTTCTGTAATGTGTTTATATTCTTTTCTCTCGAAAAGACGGATCTCACCAGTTTCTCTATTTAAAGCAAACATGTAATAGTGATGCTTAGGACAGAAAGAAAACTTGGGTATGCATCCGATTACCTCGAGATCATATTCAACCGCAATATATGAAGATGAATTTCGTCCAAATTCATTCTCATAGCCAGTCATAATATATGGAACATCGGGAGATATGAGAGATAGTTTCTGCTCAAGCTGGCTTCCGTACATGAGTTTACGAGAACCCGAGTTTGATGGAGAAAACGGCATCATTGCTCCTTTTCCAAGAATTAAGTCTGGCTTCTCTGTTTGGATACTTTGAATTTCGTTTCGCAAATTAACTGAAGCCATAGTTTTATTCTCCTTTATTTCTCTTTAAAAGATCTGATGAGAGTAGACCCTCATCAGATCTATAATATATTTACAAACAGCTATTTATTACATTGCTGCTGCAAGTTCTGCATTGATAGCAGAATTAATATCATCTACGATAGAATAATTAAACTCATCAAGAGTTTGTTCTACATCGTATCTATCAAGCTCATCCTTAAGCATTGCCATTACTTCCTGGATAAATGCTTGACGAAGTTCAGGAATCTCTCTAAGCTTTTCTTTGAAAGCCTTCTGAGAGAACTTGTATTCTGATTTATCTCCAATATATAAGTAAGCTCCAGCACCATTAATTCTCTTGGCATTCTTAAGCATTACAAACAAGGAGAGTTCAGGATCAAATCCTCTGGTTTGATCAAATACCAAAGTACAGCTCTTTCCGGCTCTATTAGTTCTAGATTTAACAAGAGTCAAATCTACCATATTTCCGGAAATACCAAACGCTTCATCTTCTTTCATCTTTGAATTATCATCGAATCTAAGAAGAAGGTTTGTAAGATAAATTGCAGTATTACCACCAGGAAGCGTCTCATCCTGTTTGAGATAACTTACCTGCGACTTAGTTCTCTGCATAGGATTAATATCGATCTTCTTATTGATATGATTAATCATAATAAGAATGATATTAGCACTCTTAAGCATAGGGATAACGCGCTTAAATGTGCTAGAGTTTGTCTTTGATGCTGCAGTTGCACTCATCGACCCGGAAAGTTCCTCCTCCTCAGTATACTTTTCAGGCATAAGAAGTGCAAGAGAGTCAAGAATATAAACTGTAGGCTCTAGTTTATAAATTCTCTCGCCACGAGAATCGAAATATCCAGTATCATATTCATAATCTTCTCTATTCTCAAGTTTAAGATCATGAATCATCTTAATACGCTCATAGAAGTTTTCAGCAGTAATACCAGTATTTCTAGAGATATATTTCTGCTCAAGAAGTTCTCCATGGAATCCAGAAAGAAGTTCTTTACGATTGGCATCGATACCTCCTTCGATATCATCATGGAAAATACATCCATTAGCAAAAGGTCTTACAATGTTTGCAGCTACCTGAACTGCAAATGTGGTTTTACCACATCCAGATCTACCGATAAAACATACGAGAGAACCATCTTGAATACCAGTAGAATAATAATTGAACTTTCGTTCATTAGATCTTACATGAACAACCGTTCCATTCATGAAGTCAAAGTTCAGAAATCCAGTAGAATAGCTTGCACCAGCCCCAGATTCTGCTTTCATGCGATAATCTTTGTGTTTAGACACTGCCTGTCTAAACGTTGTAGCAAGAGTACCCATATTAATTTATCCTCCTTTTAAAGTTACTCATAACTATTGTGTTATTAAAAAGTTATGGGCTATATAAATATATAAAAAATAAGAGCGTACCGAAGTACGCTCTTAAAAGATTTTACGGAATCTGTTTTCCGTCGGACGAAGACAAGTAGTCAACGACCCTCGTGATTTTAGAATAATCTCCGCTTAATGCATGAAGACTAAATCTTACCTGAGGATATCCTGCAAACTCCCATTCTGCAGCATAACCAATCAATACTTTTCTGATATTCTCAGAAGTCATGTTGTTGAGAATTACCAGAACGGCAAGTCCTACAGTTCCATATACTTCTACAAAATTATCACCAAAATCAATCTGCTGACGAAGAGTATAACAGTCAAACATTGTTGCATAAAACAGATCAGAAATTCTATCGAATAGCTTTTCATAAATCCATACAATTGTCTGCTCTGTCATGACATCTGGATCTCTCATATAAATAGCAAAATTAAGACGAGCTACATTCGTTCTTTCATTTGCTGAAGAATATCTACAGAGAGCCAAATTGCATGCGGTATTTTCATCAAGACCAATCGAGATAAGTCTATTGATTGCCTCTCTATTAACAACTCTGCTCATATTCAAGTATTGAAGCTTGATATTAGGATCAGGGTTATCAGAAGTAAAGTAATCATAAGTGATCTTGTTACATGCTAGCTTGGTATTATAGTCAATCGGAATAGAATTGATTGCTCTAATAAAGCTAGAAATAAATTTTTGGTCTCTAAAAAGAGGGCCATAATCTTGATCATTTTGAAGTATATCCATAGCGATGACATCTATATTATTCTTGATCAGAATTGCAAGATTGTGTTCATCCATCTGCGGAATACTAGGAATCGATTGTTTAAAAATATTTCGATTAAGCTGATCGAAACTAGCTGATACTAATTTAGGTGTAACAGGCTGCATATTCTGCACCTGATTATAAAATCCTTCAAGTGGATAAGGCATATATTTTACCTCCTTTATAATATAAAGATTTATGTAATTTCTATATTATAATATGTAGTCAAATTATTTTTAAGAAAAAATAAATTTATCTTTTGGGTTAGATAGGAAGGAGCTTGACTCTCCTTCCTATCTATGAGGATAAATTTAAATGATTTTGATAAGTTGGCAAGCTTATATTCACATCATTTATCTGTAAGTTGGTTGTGCATTATCTTTTAAATATTCTTTTCTATCATTTTCGATAGCTCTTATGAATGCATTGACTCGATCAGTGGCTCCAAAGAATCCCATCCAATGGTGTTCAAAATCCCACCAGAAATTATTATGGATTCTTCTCCATCTAAGATCTTCAATATCTCTTCCTCCATCTGTAAAATGACACCAGAGATAACAAGGTTCTTTTAAACCTCTATCATTTCCTTTTCTGGAATATGCTGCGATAGAATTTTGAATAGTTTCGAAATCGTCTTCATGACAGAAGATATAGAAAGGTGTATCTGCCATATTTTTAAGATAAGATTCGCGGAGAGCGTATTTATTATAGTTCTCCATAATATATTCAAAGCTTCTTCTTGAAGCTCCGAATTCGTATTCTGCTGATCCCATGTAATTGAAATACACGAACTTGTTATTCCCATATCCGAGGACAATTTCTTCAGATTTGATATCTTTTTCGATCTGACCTGTTTGAATTAGGTAAAATTGCATTACTTGATTACACATTAGAATTGTTCCTTTCTTTTAACTACGATGGCCTGCATGCGTAATACTATTTGCAGCATCTTTAGCATTGTTAACTCCTATATTTAAATATGTATTAGTTGTTGGGTACGATATATACGTTGATATTGGTATTTGTGATTGCATAGCAAGAGTTGTGTGTAGGGCATGCTATATCAATTGTGCTAGTTCCAAGATAACCCCTATCTTCAACTACATAAAAGCCATAGCCTTCGATATAGAGGGTGGTTCCAAAAGGAATATTCTCAGGGGCTGCTACACTATACCCACAAATCATGCTTACGCCTGCTGCACCAGTTCCATCTGTGTTCTCGCAACAGTGCTCACAAGAAGGGGTATAACCTGTGATCTTATAAGATCCAAGTTTTGTGAAATTAGAGGTGTCTACTTTACCAGTATAATTCTTCATAATCTCATCGAGTTCAGGAACAGTAATATCTACTGCTGGATTAGAACGCTGGCCGTATCTATAAGAGGTCTTGGGGCCTGCTTTGATAGTTTTTCCAGCCATCTTTTTATTCCATGCTTCAATGTTTTCTGTATTCTCATTCTGGATAGTATCCATAAGAGCTACAAAAGAAGGATCATTTGCATCAGGAATTCTAAGAGTTTTACCGATATGAAGAATATCGGTTGTCTCCATATTATTAAATCTTGCAAGAGCTTTATAATACAAACCTGTATCATAAAATTTAACGCTGATAGACCAATAGTTATCGCCAGACTGAACAGTGTAAGACTTGGTTTCGTATGTAATTTCAGGCTGCTTAATGGTTGTGGGTGCTTCTGTTGCGATTATGGTAGAATTGTTATCGTTAGCATCATCGATATCAGCTTTTTGGCATCCAGATACAATAAGAGTGATAACAAGAACGATTGCAGCAATAGCTACAAGAACAAGTTCTCCAAAGATAACTTTGATAAGGGTTTCCTGTGTTTTTGTAAAGTTGTTGTGTGTACTCATTTTGGTTTCTCCTTAATTTTAGAAATAATAATTTTAATGGTAGTTTCGAATTTAAACTCGTATTAATTTAGGGGGTTGCTTGATACGTAATAAAAATATACCGACAGGGTCTTCTCTCCCTGTCGGTATATTAATTACTTAGATTGCTTAGTCTTCTGAGGATCCTCAGGCTTATTCGGTGTCTGCGTGGGTTGGGGCTGCTGATTGAGCTCATTTTCTTTTACGGGCTGGAAGCCGAGACCGTTACCTACTACAAATCCCTGCTCCTGGATTACTCCATAATTCTTGTTGCTCATATAGATAAATTCCTCCTTTCTATATTTAAATAAATGTTGATTTTTTGACCATTTACTATATGAATCATGATTATAATATATGGTCAAAGAAAGGAAGAATAACGGGGAACATCCCCGTTATTCTATGTGTCATTGAAAAGCGTTTAAAAATATATGTACGGCAGGAGGTGTACAAACAATTCCGAAAAGCTTTTATTATATGGTTATTCCGTTTCTCTTACTATCTTAGCTTGTTTGCCAGCAATAGTCTTAGGAAGCATATAATCATGATTCAAAATATTTGTATTAAGAAGAGAAGAGATCATATAAGTATTTAAAGTATTCTTTGCAATAGAATCAACCTCATCAATTGGAATATCGTCTTTAGATACTTTACCCATTGTAGAAATAGTCTGATATGCAATAGATTTTGCATTCATATAGTCTGCTCTCCAAGTCGAAAGCTCATCCATGGTCTTATCAAGACCCATGACGGCCAACGCTTCCATTTCACGGTCACTAGTCTTTCCACCTTTATCAAAGGATACGAGCAGGCCAGATTTCATATCTCTATGGTCAATACTAGAAGGTGTAGAGTTCTTCTTTGTAATAAACTGTTTCATCTTCTTAATATGGATATAAATTACCATAGCTTCTTTAGACCAAACAGGATTGCCATTTTTATCTTTATAAAGGTAAGGAAGTGCTACTTTCTCAAGAAGCGGTACATTAAGCACTTTCAAAGCTTCTTCAATGTCATACATTTTAGGTTCAACAACAAAAGGTTTTGTATGAAATCTAAAAGGAAGATCCCTTTTACAAAATCTCATAAATTGCTCATCACTCATTTTAGCAAAGAGTGCTTTATAATAAGAAGAATTATATTCGTCTTTATCAAGCTTATCCATTACTGTATAGATAAGCTCTTCTGCCTTTTTACGTTGTGGTGTCATATATGGTTATCCTCCATTTCCTATAAAGGATTTATCTATAATTATATTTATGTCCAAAGAAAAATGAAGTAAATTAAAAAGAAAGACACGAGTAGGGCCCTACTCGTGTCTCCCTCATCAATGACATAAAACAAGAAAGTGTTTATATTAAATCATCAATGAGGATTATATATAAGAAAAGAAACCAATCATAAAATGAATGCGTAAGAGAGGTGATACGCAGCATGATAAAGGATAGCAGTTATAAAGTAAGAAGTATTAAATTCAGAGGAGATCTCTTAAAATAAATTATACTTTGATAAGGTGAGCCTGTTACATCGGCTAAAATGTAAAGATAATCTTATTTTGAAAAGATATCTTGAATAAAACCTTTTCTTCGCCGGAAAGGTGTAACTGTTAAATCCCTTAAAGATTGAGGGATGATGTAGTTTCTTTTATATTATTGTTAAGAATAATATTGGAATTTTTATTTTTATAATATTTTACTATTTTATTATAATTATAGAAAAAGAAATCCTCCCGGATTTCTTTCCCGTAGTATGGTTTTCCCGTAGTATGGTTTTCCCGTAGTATGGTTTTTCCGTAGTATGGTTTTTCCGTAGTATGGTTTTTCCGTAGTATGGTTTTTCCGTAGTATGGTTTTTCCGTAGTATA